CAGCGCCACGCCCAGGTCGCGCTCATCGCGCAGCGGGCCGCGGCGATGCCGCAGCTGTACGACCTGCGCAAGGTCGAGGAGATGATCCTCGAGCAGAGCAAGATCCCGGACGCGGCGAAGCGCCTCCTGCTGCCGAAGCCGGAGCCCGAGCGCATGAACCCGGTGAACGAGAACGTCGCCGCGACCATGTCGCGCCCGATCGTCGCCTTCCCCGACCAGGATCACGCGGCCCACATCAAGGTCCACCTGGACTTCCTGATGAGCCCCGTGTTCGGCCAGAACCCGGCCATCTCGCCGACCTTCGTGCCGTCCATGATCACGCACCTGCGCGACCACATCGCGCTCTGGTACGTGAACGCCGTGTTCAGCCTGACGAGCGAGGCTGCGGGCATGGACATCGCGCAGCTCATGGATCCGAAGGATCCCGAGGTAAACCAGAACTTCGACCGGCTCCTGGCGGTGGCGTCGGACGACGTCGTCGCGGCCGGCGGTCAGGCCCTGGCTCAGCTGCCGCCCATCCTGCAGCAGGCGATCCAGTACGTGCAGTCCATGCAGCCGAAGCCGACCGACCCCGGGCAGGTTCAGATGCAGGCCCTGCAGCAGCGCGCCCAGGCCGACGCCCAGCGCGCTCAGCTCGACCAGCAGAAGCTGGCCATCCAGCAGGCCGAAAGCCAGCGCGACGCGCAGCTTGACCAGATCAAGATGCAGGAGCGCGCCATGGAGCAGCAGACCGACATCGCCGTCGAGCAGATGCGCGCGAACGTCGACATCCAGCTCCAGGCCGAGCGCCAGGCTGCGGAGGACAAGCGCAAGATGGCCGAGCTGGCTGCGCGCCAGGCTATCAACACCCAGGACAACGACACCGCTCTGCGCATCTCCAGCGCCGAGATCCTCGCCGGCAATCGCTCGGGCCTCTCGACGGGCACCGGCATCAACCCGTCCCCGTGAAGGAGAGTGCCATGAAGACCCCGAACGCCAACCTGATCCCGCTGCGCAAGAACCTCGCCATGGGCAACAACCCCATGACGGGCAACAAGACCAACATGCCGAAGGCGCCAATCCGCTCGACCAACGGCAAATCCTCCGGCGGCGGCAAGGCTCCCGCGAAGTAATCCCAGAGCGATGCTTGCGTCCTGCTTGGCGGCACCATAATGTCAGAAGTGCGGATATTGTCCGCCCTGAAGCGCGAACTCAACGAGATCGCTCATCAGGCCATGAGCAGCCCGGCAGGACGCGATGCGTTCGAGTACGGGAGGGTGACCGGCATGTACGCCGGTCTGCAACGCGCGATCGAGGTTGTCGAAATGGCAATCGGAGATCGTCTTGAGGAGATGGACGGTGGCATCGAGCGTCACGTCGGAAAACCAGTCTACTGAGCGCCTGCGGCAGGCATTTCCGGCCGCGGATCCGGGCGTGGAACCAGCAGGATCGCGGATCCTGGTGCAGATCCGAACCCCGAAGATGAAGAGCGCGGGCGGCATCATCCTGACGTCCGAGACCAAGGACACGGAGAAGTGGAACACCCAGGTGGCGAAGGTTGTCGCCATGGGACCGCTCGCCTTCCGCAACCGCGACACCATGCAGGAGTGGAAAGAGGGCGCATGGTGCGGCCCTGGCGACTTCGTGCGCGTGCCCAAGTACGGCGGCGATCGGTGGGAAGTGCCCACTGAGAACCGCGACGAGCCGGCGATGTTCGTGATCTTCAACGACCTCGACGTGATCGGAAAGGTGACCGGCGACCCGCTGGCCATCAAGGCTTTCATCTGACGTTTGGCTGAAAGGAGCCGAGCATGAGTACCGAGAAGATCACCGAGAAGGACGACGACGACATCGTCGTCGTTGAGACGCCGCCCGATCAGGGCGACGAGCGCGACGAGCGCCTCTCCGCTGGGTCCGAAGGCGAGGACGGTCAGGAGGAGGGCGGCTCCGAAGAGGTCCGTGCGGCACGGCGTGAGGAGCGCCGCCGGGCCCGCGAGCGCCGCCGCAAGGGCAAAGAGATGACGCTGGCGGAGCTGGACGTCCTCCGCCGCCGCAACGAGGAACTTGAGCGCCGCCTGCAGTCCCTTGAGGGCCGCACGGTCCAGCAGGATCTGCGCGCGGTCGACGAGCGCCTCTCCACCGCCCAGCTGCGCGCCCAGCACGCCGAGCGCGTCCTGGCCGAGGCAGTGCAGGCCGGCGACGGCACCCGCACCGCCCAGGCCCTCCGGGCCCGGGACGAGGCGCTCAACGAGGCCCGCGAGCTGTCGGCGGTGAAGACCCGCTTCCAGCGCGCCGACGCCCCGCCGGAGCGCGTGGACCCGCGCCTGAAGACCCACGCCCAGGAGTGGATGGAAGATAACCCCTGGTACGATCCCGACGCCAAGGACGAGGACAGCGCGATCGTCAACGCGATCGACAATCGCTTGGCGGCTGAAGGCTGGGATCCGACCACGGCTGAATATTGGGACGAGCTGCAGCGCCGCGTCGAGAAGCGGCTGCCGTCCCGTGCCGGTGCGCCTCAGAAGCCTGGGCCGGCAACCCGTCGCGGCCCGCCAATTGGTGGTGGCCGGGAACATGCTTCGTCGTCTACAAAGAGGGAAGTCTACGTCAGCCCCGAGGCCAAGCAGGCCATGGTCGAGGCTGGCGTGTGGGATGACCCCGTGAAGCGCAAGCGAGTTCTTGCGCGCATGGCCGACGCTGAACGAAACGCAACTCGCTGATAGGAGTGAGTGACATGACCAACTCGATCGACGAACGCCTGAAGAAGAGCATGGGCTCGGACAAGTCTGACCGCGCGATGCAGGATCGCGCTGTGACGCAGGACCGAGAGCTGTCGGACAACGACCGCGTGTCCATGTTCCGCCAGTCGTTCTGGCAGTCTGCGCTGCCCGATCTGCCGGAGATCCCCGGCTATCACGTTTGCTGGCTCACAACCACCAACCCTCGCGACACCATCCAGGCTCGCATCCGTCTCGGATATGAGCCGATCACCCCGAAGGACGTGCCCGGCTGGGATTATGCCACTCTGAAGACGGGCGAATATCAGGGCTTCATCGGTGTCAACGAGATGCTGGCATTCAAGCTGCCCACGTCCCTGTACCAGCGGTACATGGCCGAGGCGCATCACAAGATGCCAATGGAGGAAGAGGGCAAGCTGGCCGAGACGGCCGACCTGATCCGCGAGCAGGCGCGCGCGATGGGGTCGAACGTGATGGAAGGCGATGGTACGGCGGACATGCGGCGCCACGTTCCCACGCCCATCTTCACCTAGAGAAGCGTGGGGTTCCCCAACCCCTTGCGTGAAAGAGACATAGGATGTCTTCGGTTAACGCACCGTTCGGGCTCCGCCCGGCGAAGCACCCCTCGGGGGTGATCCGTCAGGAGGCCGGCACTATCGCCTCCGCTTATGCTGCGAACATCTTCACGGGCCAGCCTGTGAAGATCGGCACCGACGGCACCCTCCAGGCCGCCGCCATCGGCGACGCCTTCGTGGGTTCGTTCCAGGGCTGCGAGTACACGCCGGTCACTGGCCGTCGCGTGGTCTCGAACGTGTGGCCCGCGAACACCGTCGCGACCGACATCGTCGCGTACTTCACGTCTGACCCGGAGATCGTCTACGAGATCCAGGCGGACGGCCCGGTGACGATTTCGGAAATCGGCCAGCAGGCCGACTTCACGAACATCACCGCGAGCAACGGGCTCGGCATGTCCACAGCGACGATGAACGCGACGACCTCCGCCAGCACGGCGGGGCAGCTCGCGGTCCTCAACATCGCCACCGACATCAACAACGTGCCCGGTGACGCTTTCACCATCGTTCAGGCCAAGATCGCGAAGCACCAGTTCGCGGCTGCCGTGAACCCGTTCTGAGGAGGGCCTGAGCCATGGCAATGCCGATGAACTCGACCCAGTTTCGGTCGATCGTTGAGCCCATCATCTCGGAAGAGTTCGATGGCATCTACGAGCAGCGCGCTGATGAGTACAAGCAGGTCTTCAAGGAGAGCCGCGGCACGCCGCGCAACTACCATGAAGAGCCGGTCCTGTACGGCTTCGGCGCGGCTCCTGAGCTGCCGGACGGCACCCCGGTCACCTACCAGTCGGGCGGTGTGCTGTTCATCCAGCGCTACCTCTACAAGGTCTACGGCCTCGCCTTCGCGCTGACGAAGGTGCTGGTCGAAGACGGCGACCACATCAAGATCGGGCAGACCTATGCCCGCCACCTTGCTCAGTCGCTGATCGAGACCAAGGAAACGCTGGGCGCGAACATCCTGAACCGCGCGTTCAACGGCGCGTTCGTTGGCGGCGACGGCGTGTCGCTGGTGTCCAACGCGCACCCGATCGTGAACGGCACGTTCAGCAACCAGCTCACGACCGCTGCGAACCTCTCGCAGACGTCGCTCGAGCAGCTGCTGGTCCAGATCCGCAACGCCGTCGACAACAACGGCAAGCGCATCCGGCTTCAGCCGACGAAGCTGGTGGTGTCGCCGTCGAACGTCTTCCAGGCGGAAGTGCTGCTGAAGAGCGTGCTGCGTGCCGGCACGAACTTCAACGACATCAACCCCGTGAACTCCATGGGGCTGCTGTCCGGCGGCCAGGCCAACCTGTCGCGTCTGACCTCCACCACCGCCTGGTGGGTGCAGACGGACGCGCCGGAAGGCCTGAAGCTGCTGATGCGCCGCTCGCTTGAGAAGAGCATGGAAGGCGACTTCGAGACCGACAGCATGCGCTACAAGGCCACCGAGCGTTACGCGTTCGGTTGGACCGACCCGCGCACGGTGTTCGGTACTCCGGGCGTCTGATTGGAATGGGGGGCTTCGGCCCCCCATTTCTCCTTCCGGCTGCCGCACGCCTGCGGTAGAGTGCCGGGAATACTCCACCCTCCGGCCGTTGAGGCGCACGCATGCCCGATACTGTTTCGACGCAGACGATCCTCGATGGCGAACGCCTCGTCATCCAGAAGTTCACGAACCTGTCCGACGGCACGGGCGAGACCAACGTGCCGAAGATCATCCCGGCCAACCTGTCCCGGAACGCCGCCGGCCAGGCCTGCACGGGCGTGAAGATCAACAAGATCTGGTTCGGCACGCACGGCCTGGAGGTGCTGATCCGTTTTGGGGGTGCGACGCCGGGATACGCCTTCCTGCTGCCTCAGAATATGTCCTACGAGCACGATTTCTCGTCTTTTGGCGGCCTGACGAACAACGCGGTGACGCCCACTGGCACGGTCACCTTCACCACCAACGACGCGTCTGTCGGGGACGGCTACACGGTGGTCATCGAAGCCATCAAGACATACGGCTGACGACGGTGGCACCTCCGTCCACCGTTCTGCCTTGCGGGAGGAAAGCCTGCACAAAGTGCGGGGAAGTTCTTCCTCTGTCCTGCTATTATACGACCGGCAAGAACGCTTCGGGCGGAAAGAAGTATAACTCATGGTGCAAGAATTGCATTAAGGCAAAGGCGGCCTCTTATCATCAACGAACCTGGGGGCCTGAAAAACTTCAATTTTCGGCCATGAAGAGAAGCTCAAGTGTTGGCGCGTATCTGTCATACCTTCGGGCCAAGGCTGCCAAGCGAGCCGCGTGCGACGTCTCTCTGAGTTATTTGCAAGCTCTCTGGTCTCGTCAGGACGGCAAATGTGCGTTGACTGGGCTGGAGATGACCATAAAGCTCGGGCAGCGCGTCGTTCCGACGAATGCCAGCATTGATCGAATAAACCCCCAAGCGGGCTACACTGCTGGTAATGTTCAGTTGGTTTGTAGGGTGGCGAACACGATGAAGCTTGACAGCTCCATGGCTGAGTTCGTCCGTCTTTGCCGACTTGTTGTGGAGAAAGCGGATGCCGAAGACGCCTGCTTGGCAGCGTAAGGAGGGCCAGTCCGAGACCGGCGGCCTGAACGCCAAGGGGCGGGCGTCTCTGCGGGCTCAGGGCCACGACATCAAGCCGCCGGTCTCCGCCAAGCAGGCGGCGAAGAGCGAGGTGGCTGCCGGCCGCCGGAAGTCCTTCTGCGCCCGTTCTGCTGGGCAGGCGAAGATGTTTCCCGACGCGGCAAAGGATCCCAACAGCCGCCTCAGTAAAGCGAGGCGCAAATGGGATTGTTAACCACATCGGCATGCACACGCTGCAAAGAAATCAAGCCCTTGACGCTTGAGTTTTTTCCTCGGCACAAAAAAAAGGCAAACAGCTTTGATAGTTGGTGCCGTTCGTGCCGCTCTGAGTACAGGAAGGGATACCGGAAGCTCCAAGGCGTTCGGCCAGATCAAGAGCATATGGTTGCTGTTGCTCGGACGCTGAGTGAGTGCGTAATCTGCGGCGACACGGGCAATCTGGTTGTAGACCACGACCACCGCACTGGCCGAGTACGCGGGCGCCTCTGTCAGCGCTGCAACATGGGGCTTGGCCATTTCCGGGACGACCCCGACCTGATGGAGTTGGCGGCCATGTATCTTCGCGGCCGATGCGCTTGCGGGAAATGTGCTGTAGCCTGGGGCGGAAGGCCGGATGAGCCGCTTTATTGTCAGGGGGTGTCTTGACCATGGCGAAGGCGGGATCCCCGAAGCCGACGAACCCGAAGCTCTGGAGCGCCAAGAAGGCGGCGGCCAAGGCCAAGTTCGACGTCTACCCCTCCGCCTACGCGAACGCCTGGGCCTCGAAGGAATACAAGAAGGCCGGCGGCAACTGGCGAGGCCCCGACAACCGCGTGAAGGGCAAGTGAGATGCCCAAGGGCGGCCTGGGTAAGTGGTTCGGCGAGAACTGGCGGGACGTGAAGACCGGGAAGGCCTGCGGCCGATCGGGATCCGAGAAGGGCGATCGTCCCTACCCCGCCTGCCGGCCTGCCAAGGCCGCGAAGAGCATGTCTGCGGGCGAGAAGCGCTTGATCGCCTCTCGCAAGACCGGACCAGCCAGAGAAAGCTGGCCAGTCACGCCCTCGGGCAAGAGGAAGGAAGGCTGAGATGCCACTCACGAAGAAGGGCGCCAAGATCAAGGCGGCCATGAGCAAAGAGTACGGGGCGAAGAAGGGCGAGCAGGTCTTCTACGCCTCGATCAACAAGGGCACCATTAAGGGCGCTGAGAAGGCGACCCGGAAGAAGGGAAGCTGACATGGCTATCAAGTACGGCGAGTTCCAGTTTCCCTCCGACAAGGGCTTCACCGGCTCGGCTGGGAAGACCATGGTCAAGGCCTACGCCCGCGGCGGCAAGGTCTCCTCGCAGGAGTGGGAACACTCCAAGGAAGACCTGGCCCAGGACAGGAAGCTGGCGAAGAAGCACGGCATGTCCCTGGAGAAGTGGGAGATGTCGGCCGCCGACAAGAAGCACGACGCCCAGCAGTCCATGAAGGGGCTGAAGAAGGGCGGCCCGGTCATGAAGGCCATGAAGGCCAATGGCGGCAAGGTCGGCTGCTGAAGTGGCCCGAAAGTTGGCATTTCGCCAGCTCGGTGTGTATGGTGGGAACGGCTCGGCTTGCGGGCCGTTCCTCGCGGTAGGGTCGTGACGTGACGGTCTCCGGTACGACATCCACGACGGTCTTCGACACGAACAAGGTCGTCGATCACGCGTATCGTCGCTGCCGGCTCCCGCCGCAGGCGATCACGGCCGAGATGCAGGATCTGGCGCGCGACGCGCTCTACCTGCTGATGTCCGACCTCGTGAACCGGGGCCTGCCCCTCTGGACGGTCGAGAAGACCATCCTGCCGTTCACCTACGGCGTCTCCTACGTCGACACGCCCGTCGGCACCGTCGACCTGCTGAACACGAACATCCGCACCATGCAGCGGATTGAGGGCTCCTACAGCTCTTCAAGCGGCATCGCCGACAACGCCTTCGATGGCGACATGCTGACCTCCTGCACCCAGGCGACGGTCAACGGCTCAATCACGCTCGCCGGCCAGTCGCAGATGGCGGTCACGACCTACGGCATCGCGACGACCGCGACCGGCACCTACGACTTCGTCGTGGAGACCTCGACCGACGGCATCACCTGGATGACCGCGCTGGCGCCCGGGCCGCTCCTCTACCAGGGCCGCGTCTTTCGGTGGTTCGACGTCGAGGGCGCGCTCCCGATGTCCTTCTACCGCCTGCGCGCCATCAACGGCACGATACTGAACGTCGCGGAGTTCTACCCCGGCTTCAACCCGACCGAGATCCCGCTCGCCCGGCTGAACCAGGACGACTACGTCAACTTCCCGAACAAGACCTTCCAGGGTCGCCCGCAGCAGTTCTGGCTTGATCGCCAGCGCGAGGTGCCCATCATCCGGCTCTGGCCGGTGCCGGGCTACGCCCAGCAGTTCAACCAGATCGTGACCTGGCGCCGGCGCTACCTGATGGACGTCGGCCGCCTGACGCAGACGCTCGACATCCCGCAGCGCTGGTATGAGGGCCTCGTGGCGATGCTGGCCTATCGCCTGGCGCTCGAGACGCCCCAGGTCGAGGCGAGCATGATTGGCACGCTGAAGGGCTTGGCGGACGAGGCGCTGGCGACCTGCTTCTTCGAGGAGCGCGACAGCTCGCCGATGAAGATCGCCCCGAACCTGCGGCCATATACCCGATGAGCGTCTTCCTTGACACCCGCGGGCGATCGACGCTGGGCATCGGGATCTGCGCCCGGTGCTCGCGGAAGATGTCGCTCGACGACCTCTACTCAGATCCGAACGCCCCAGGTCTGCGGGTCTGCAAGGCGGATCTCGACGTTCTCGACCCGTACCGCCTGCCGGCGCGTCAGCCTGATCGCATCGTGCTGCCGTTCGTGCGGCCGGACGTCTCGATCGCGACCACCCCGGCAGGCCTCATCTCGCAAGACGGGGACGACTTCATCACCACCGAAGACGGCGAGGGCTATCTCATTCCATGACGGTCCCGTCCAACCTTATCCCGACCCGGATCACGCAGCTCCCGCTGGCGCAGAACCCGACGCCCCAGGACACGGTCATCCTGGTGCAGGGCGGCGTCACGAAGCAGGCCAGCCTGGCGAGCACGACCGCGGCGACTGCGGTTCCGGTCACGCGTCGGATCGACACGGGCGGCGGCCTGGTGGGCGGTGGCGACCTCTCCGCGAACCGCACCATTTCGCTCGCGCCTTACGGCTCAACGGGCATCTACGGCGGCGCGTCCTTCATCCCGGTGATCTCGGTCGACCAGTACGGCCGCGTGGATGCCGGCTCCCAGGTGTCGCTCACCTTCGCCAACGTCGGCAGCAAGCCCACCACGCTGGCCGGGTACGGCATCACTGACGGCGTGAACAACGATCAGCGCATCGACACGGCGGGCTCGCTGATTGGCGGCGGTCGCCTTGATGTGAACCGCACCCTGTCGCTCCAGGGCGACCAGATGACGCCCGGCGCGTCGAAGTACTACGGCACCGACGGAACGGGCACGAAGGGCTTCTTCGACATCACGTCCGGCGGCACGGTTCAGTTCGTGGCGCTCACCATGCCGAGCGACCTGTTTGCGGTCGCTGGCAGCCCGATCACGACCAGCGGCACCTTCGCCGTCACGTTGAACCTCCAGTCGCCCAATCAGGTGCTGGCGGGGCCAGCGTCCGGCATGGCTGGCGCTGCGCCTTCCTTCCGCGCGCTGGTGGCGGCCGACCTGCCGGTGGTCCCGATCACCAAGGGCGGCACGGGCGCGACCGACGCGCCGACGGCCGTCTCCAACCTTGGGGCCGTCCCGGCCACCCGCCAGGTCAGCGCCGGCACGGGCCTGACGGGCGGCGGCAACCTCTCGGCCGATCGCACGATTGCGCTGGCGAACACGGCGGTGACGCCGGGCGGCTACGGCTCTGCCTCCCAGGTCGGCACCTTCACGGTCGACGCGCAGGGGCGCCTCACGGCTGCAGCCAACGTCGCGGTGGCGATCGACGCGGCGGCTGTGGCCAGCGGCACCCTGCCGGTGGCTCGAGGCGGCACGGGCGTCTCCACCATCACGGGCTACGCCAAGGGCAACGGGTCCAGCGCCTTCACCGGCGTCACCGCCATCCCGAACGCCGACCTGCAGAACAGCAGCGTGACGATCGGCGGCACGGCCATCGCCCTCGGCGGTACGGCGACCACGATCTCGGGCCTGACGACGCTCACGCTGACGCAGAACCCGGTCAACCCGCTCGACGCCGCGACGAAGCAGTATGTCGACGCTGCGGTCGAGGGGCTGAACGTCCACGCGCCCGCCGCAGCCGCTACGACGGCGAACCTGACGGCGACCTACAACAACGGCGTCAGCGGCGTGGGCGCGACGCTCACGAACGCCGGCGCTCAGGCTGCCTTCGCGGTCGACGGCTACACGGCCATCTTGGGCGCTCGCATCCTGGTGAAGAACCAGACGGCCGGCGCGGAGAACGGGGTCTACACCGTCACGACCCTGGGCTCCGGCTCGACGAATTGGGTGCTCACCCGCGCCACCGACATGGATGATGTGGGCAACAGCTCTTCTCAGCTGGGGCCCGGCGACTACGTCTTTGTCAGCAGCGGAACCCAGAACGCCGGCACCGCCTGGGTCGTCACGACGCCGCTTCCGATCACGATCGGCACCACCCCGATCACCTTCGTCCAGTTCGCGGGCCCGGGCACCTACACGGCCGGCGCTGGCCTGACGCTGACGGGCACCCAGTTCAGCATCACCAGCACCGGCGTGACGCCCGCGAGCTACGGCACCGCCTCCTCGGTCCCGACGATCGCGGTCGACGCGCGCGGCCAGATCACCTCCGCGAGCAACACGTCCATCGCGATTGATGCCAGCCAGGTCACCTCCGGCACGCTGAGCGCGGTTCGGGGCGGCACGGGCCTCGGCAGTTTCACGCAGGGCGACCTGCTCTACGCGTCCTCGTCGACCACGCTGGCGGCGCTCTCGGACGTTGCTGCGGGCAATGCCCTGCTCAGCGGAGGCGTCGGGGCGGATCCGGCCTGGGGCAAGATCGGCCTGGCGACGCACGTCTCCGGCACGCTGCCGGTGGCGAATGGCGGCTCCGGCCTGTCGTCGACCCCGACGAATGGCCAGGTTCTGATCGGCAACGGCGCCGGCTACACGCTGGCGACGCTGACGGCCGGGGCTGGCATTGCCATCACGAACGGCTCCGGCTCGATCTCAATCGCCACGCTCGCGAACGGCACCGTCACCAGCGTTGACGCCTCGGGCGGCACGACCGGCATGACCTTCACGGGCGGCCCGATCACCAGCTCTGGCACCCTCACCCTCGGCGGCACGCTCGCAGTCGCCAATGGCGGCACTGGTGCCACCACGATCGCGGGCGCGCAGAACAACCTTCAAGTCGACCCCGCCGGAACAGCAATTGCGATGAGCATTGCGCTCGGTTAGGCTGACACAAGGAGCTTCCAGATGCCCAACACCTTTAAGTCGAACGGCGCTTCGGTCACCACGTCGAACGTGACGGCCTATACCTGCCCGGCTGCGACCCAGACGACCATCATCGGTCTGTCGCTGGCGAACACCTCCGTCGCTGACATCAGCGTGACGGTCGAGCTGCTTAAGGGCGGCACGACGCCCTACGCGATCGTCTCGGGCGCTCCGATCCCGATCGGCAGCTCCCTGGTGGCGGTGGGCGGCGATCAGAAGGTCGTCATGCAGCCGACGGACACGGTGCGGGCGCGGACGGCCTCGGGCACTGCTGACCTCGTGATCTCTTACCTGGAGATCACCTGATCATGATTTATCTCGGCAACCAGCCCGTTGGGCCAGTGGCGGCCACGTTCTTCGTGAACCCGACTATCGTGTCGGCGAACTACACGATCCCCACCAACTACAACGCCATGACGGCGGGGCCGGTGACGGTCGCCTCCGGGGTGGTCGTGACGGTTGGTTCGGGTTCCGTTTGGACTGTGACCTAATGGAAAAGCATATCCGAGATTTCCCCGACTACCTTGTCCATTCTGACGGCTATGTTGTTAGCTGCAAGAACGGCAAGCGGCGTCGCATGACGGGCGGTTCCACCGGGCACGGGTATCCGCAGGTAACCCTCCGACACAACGGCGTTCAGGTGCAGCGACTGGTTCATCGCCTTGTGGCAGAGAGCTTCTGCAATCGACCGGACGGCGCCGATCAGGTCAACCACAAAGACGGCGACAAAGAGAACAACGCTGCCAGCAACCTTGAGTGGGTGTCTGCAAAACAGAACATGCTTCACTCCGTCGAGAGCGGATTGTGGACAGCGCCCACGCAGGATCACTACCATCGCATGAGGGTTAACGCTGGTCAGCGACGCGCTCTCTTCACCGCTGAAGAGGCCAGCGAACTCATGGAAATGAAGTCGGCTCTTAGGCTATCTTCATACGACCTTGCGGCCATCGTGGGATGTAACCCAACCACGATCAAACGGATCGCCAACGGAACTCAGACCGTCTTTAAGGATGGCCCGGTATGCCCCTGAAGCTCAACTCCTCCGGTGGCGGCTCCGTCACCCTCGACGTGCCCAGCACGGCCAGCACCTTCACCGCGACCATCCCGGCGAACACCGGCACTGTCGTCACCACGGGCAGCACGGCTGCTGTGACGCCTGCGATGCTTTCGACTGGTGCGCCTGCATGGGACGGCTCTGGCAACCTGTCGTTTAACTCCGGCTACGGCTCCGTCGCCACAGCTTACGGCTGCCGGGCGTGGGTGAACTTCAACGGCACCGGCACGGTGGCGATCCGGGGCAGCGGCAACGTCAGCAGCATCACGGACGGCGGAACTGGCGCTTACACAGTGAATTTTACCACAGCAATGTCGGACGCAAACTACTCAACGATTGCCACCACTAGGTCAAACTTTGGCGTCGATGGCGGCCTCATATTTTTTGACGGCAATTTTTCCGCCGGAAATACCGGACCAATAAATACGATATCAAGGGGGACCGGAGCCTCATATGACCCGACCATTGTCTGTGTCGCCGTTTTCCGCTGATAGGAGCCAAACATGACCGATCAGCGCATCATATTTCCGAGTGACGAAGGCGGCGTTGCCGTCATCATCCCGGCACCCGAGTGGTTGGCCGAAGAGGGCAACACCATCGAAGCCCTGGCCGCTAAGGACGTGCCTGCTGGCAAGCCCTGGAAGATCGTCAGTGTCGCGGACATCCCGACCGACCGCACCTTCCGTGGCGCATGGGAATATGTGGAGGGCGGCCAGTGATCCGCATCAACACCGACAAGGCCAAGCAGATCGCGCACGACATGCGCCGCCAGATGCGCGCTGCTGAGTTTGCGCCGCATGACGAGGCCATCGCCAAGCGCCTGCCCGGCACGGTTGAGGCTGAGGCCGAAGCGGCTCGCGCTGGCATCCGGTCCAAGTACGCTGCGATGCAAACCGAGATCGACGCGGCGGCGACGCCCGACGAAATCAAGACCGCACTGGGAGCGCCCGGCTAATGCCCGTCATCATCAACGGCTCCACCGGCATCTCTGGCACGGACGGCTCTGCCGCAACGCCCGCCGTGCAGGGCACTGACGGCAACACCGGGATGTTTTTCCCTGCGGCTGACACCATCGCCTTTGCCGAAGGCGGCACGGAGGTCATGCGCCTAGATGCCAGTGGGAACCTAGGCATCGGCACGACGACGCCGGGCGCGAGAATTGGTGTTCAGTCCACAACCCAATACGCCGACATCCTGCTAAGGACTTCTTCGGTCACGCAGGGTATGTGGACCGACCAACTCAACACGCTCGGTGCGGTTGGGACGGTGACGAACCACCCGTTGACATTTTATGTCAACAACGGCGAACGCGCCCGCATCAACACCAATGGTCAGTTCACGATATCATCTCAGCCCTCTTTTCGGGTGAGCAGGAGCAACGCCAATAGCGTGACGGGCGTAGTGTTGTTTGACAACATCTATCATAACATTGGCAGCCACTATAACAGCAGCACAGGCAGGTTTACCGCCCCTGTGACGGGAAATTATTTGTTCACTGCTAATGGCGGTCAAGGCAGCGCATATGGATTTGACATTCGCCTTAATGGGGCAACGGCGTGCAGAGTTGAAATTGTTGGTGTTTCCTTTGGATACACTTGGAAAGCCGGAGTTGTTGTATTGCGGATGAATGCAAACGATTACGTCGATGTTAACGTATTTACAGGCGCCCCTCAGTTTGAGCCCGGCAACGGTTCGTTTACCGGCCAGCTTCTGAGCTAGGAGACACACCATGATCTATACCGTTTCCGTCACTGACGCAGAAGCTCTGGCCCTCTCCTCTGAGGCGGTTGATCCCGTCGGGTGGGTTGAGAACGCCGTAAAGGAACGCTGCCGCGTCGCCGTTGAGAACGTCGTCCGTGTCGCCGTTGAGCGGTGCTTGGCGGAAGGTATCCCGGTTCCCGCAACCAAGGACGCCATCGTGCAGCTTGCCTTCCAGCAGGGCTGGGTGAGGTCGGCGGCAGAGGTCCAGGCTGAGTTGGAGGCCCGCTGATGTCCACAATTCAGGCCGTTAACCTCAAGAACGCCGCCTCCGCGAGCAACAACATCGTCCTCGACGCTTCGGGCAACGCGACCTTCGCGGGCACTGCGGCGATGGCGAGCAGCTTCCTGCGGAACCGCATCATCAATGGAGACATGCGGATCGACCAGCGGAATGCTGGGGCGAGCGTGACGGTTCCTACCGTTGGCGCTGTGTACCCGGTTGACCGATTTCTGGTGGACCGGGCCAACGGGTACGTCAACACCGCGACCGCACAACAGGTGACGGACGCGCCCACCGGCTTCATCAGCAGCCTGCGATACACCGCCGGGACAGCCGAAACTCCGACTGGCGGCTTGTTTTCTACCATCGCGCAACGCATCGAGGGCTTTAATATTTCCGACTTTGCCTGGGGTAGCAGCGGCGCTTCACCGGCAAGGCTTTCGTTCTGGGCGAAAATCTCGATCACCGGGACGTTCGGCGTCACGCTCCGAAGCGGCGATGCCACACAAACCTTTGCCGCGACGTTCACCTACTCGTCGGCAAACACTTGGCAGTTTGTCACGATCTCTGTTCCAGCGCCGACTACCGGCGGCACAACCGCTTTCCCGGTCGGCAATGGGGTGGGCGTCTTTGTGTTCTGGGAACTTGGGACCGGCCCATCCCTGTCCATTAACGCCACTGGCGCATGGCAAGCTGCCAACGCACTTGGCGTGACCGGAGCGACCAAACTCAACAGCACGACCGGCGCGACCTATCAAATTACCGGCGTCCAGCTTGAAGTCGGCACCGTCGCAACGCCGTTTGAACGCAGGCTGTTCGGGCAGGAACTGGCACTGTGCCAGAGATATTATCAAGCGGGCAATTTCACGCTGTACGGTCCTGGCGGGCAGACATCCGGGTTAACAGGTCAGTGGCTGCCTTGGCCTGTTGTTATGCGGGCCAGCCCAACCATCGCTCTAATTTCGCCTTCTTACACTAATGCATCCAGCCTCAACGCGTTTAACGCGAATACAGGTGGTTTTTCTCCTGCATTCACGGTGACTGGTTCCAATGCAAGCGTCGCGTCTGGCTACACCTCAGCGTCGGAACTCTAAATCATGTACACAAACGCCCAATGGATTGATCGAAATGGTCAACATGTTGAGATACGCTGCGACATCAACGGCGTGACCAGCTTCGTGCCGCTCGACCCGGCGAACGCCGACTACGCCGCGATCATGGCTCTGGTGGCGGCGGGCGAACTCACGATTGCTCCTGCGGAGTAGGCCATGAGCCAAGACCTCTACAACATCATCGTCGGGGTCGGCGGCGCTGCCATTGGATGGGTTCTCAAGGTCGTCTGGGATAGCGTGAACTCGCTCCAGAGCGACGTGAAAACGCTCGAGCGCGTGCTGCACACGAAGTACGTCAGCAAGGACGACTACAAGACCGACATCCAGGAAGTGAAGGAGATCCTCAAGCAGATCTTCGACCGCCTGGACCGCAAGGCCGATAAGTGATGCAGGTCGTCCAGCGGCACATCCTGCTGGTTGCGATCTACACGCTTGCGATGGTCATGCTCGCCATGGTGTTCGTGCTGCTGTTCGGCCTTTTCGACGAGAAGGTCAGCAACGACAAGATCTTTGAGGTGCTGGGGCCTGCCTTCTCGACGATCGTCGGCGCGCTTGTCGGGTTGCTGGGTGGCCTACGCTTGGCGCGAGCCTCAGAGGACCGCGACTGATGGACCAGCTACTTAACCTCGTTCGCACTGTCGCCCCCAGTATCGCGACCGCCGTCGGCGGCCCGCTCGCCGGCATGGCCACGCGTGCCATCTCTGAGGCCCTGCTGGGCAAGCCCGACGGCACCGAGGCAGAGCTGGCCGAGGCCGCGAAGAACGCCACGCCAGAGCAGCTGCTCGCGCTAAAGCAGGCCGAGCAAGAGTTCGCGGTGCGGATGAAGGAGCTGGAAATCGACCTCGAGCGGATCGACGCCGCCGATCGTGGCAGCGCCCGCGATCGAGAGGTAAAGACCGGCGACTGGACCCCTCGCCTTCTGGCGGCCGCGGTCACCTGCGGCTTCTTCGGCGTGCTCTCCTGGATGATTGCCTACGGCCTCCCCGCGAACGGCGGAGAGGCGATGCTTGTGATGCTGGGCACGCTCGGCACCGCCTGGGGCGCGATCATCAGCTACTACTTCGGCTCCTCCGCCGGATCCCGCGAGAAGACCCAGCAGCTCAATCAGGTTCTGAAGGGCAGCAAGTGAAGCAGAACTTCGAGGCCAGCCTCGCTCACGTCCTGAAGCACGAGGGCGGCTGGGCTGATCACCCGGCCGACCCGGGCGGCGCCACCATGAAGGGCGTCACGCTCAAGACCTACTCCGACTGGCTTGGCCGCCAGGCCACGAAGGACGAGCTGCGGGCCATCCCCACCGAGCACCTGCGGACGATCTACAAGGCCCGCTTCTGGGACGCCGTGCGCGGCGACGAGCTGCCCTCCGGCGTCGACTACGTCGTGTTCGACATGGCGGTGAACAGCGGTCCCGGTCGAGCGGCTCGCATGCTGCAGGCCGCCGTCGGCGTGACGCCCGACGGGGCGATCGGCCCGAAGACCCTGGCCGCGGTGAACGCGCAGGATCCCGCCACCCTCATCGCCACCTTCCAGCGCAACCGCCAGCACTTCCTGGAGGCCCTCCCGACCTTCGGCACCTTCGGCAAGGGCTGGACCCGCCGCGTCACCGAGGCGGGCGAGATCGGCCTAAAGGCTGTCGGCGGCCAGGTCGCCTGATGCCGGGGCCCGGCACCATCTCTCGGCGCTACCCAATCCAGACCGCTGATGGTAGGCTGGCGGATGCCCGCGTGCGTGGGCGAGTGCCCGAGGAGTTGTCGTAATGGCAACCGCCATGACCTACGCCTCGCTCAAAGCGGACATCGCCCGCTACCTTGAGCGCGGCCTGACCGAGGCGAGCGACCCGACCGTCCACAACGAGATCCCGACCTTCATCGGGTTCTGCGAGCGCCGCCTTGCGCGGCAGCTGAAGATCCAGGGCACGACCGAAGTCGTCACCACCACCATGGCGGCCGGCACGTCGGTCTACGCCAAGCCCGATCGGTGGCGCGACACGATCTCCTTCAACTTCGGCGGCGGCGCCACCTTCAACGAGCGCACGCCGATCTTCGGCCGCTCCTACGAGTACTGCCGGAACTTCTGGCCGGACGAGACGCAGCGCGGCGCCCCGAAGTTCTACGCCGACTATAACTACCAGCACTGGCTGATCACGCCGACGCCCGACCGGGCCTACCCGTTCGAGGTGCTCTACTATGCGCTGCCGCCTCTGCTGGGCGACGACCTGCAGACCAACTGGCTGACCGAGTACGCGCCCCAGGCGCTGCTCTATGGGTCGCTCCTCGAGGCCACGCCGTTCCTGAAGAACGACGAGCGCATCGCGACCTGGAAGTCCTACTACGACGAGGCGGTTGGCCTGCTCGCGGCCGAGGACGCGCAGAAGATCATCGACCGCAACGCCCAGCGGCGGGAGGCCTGACCGTGTCCTACACTTCCGTCTTCGGTGGAACGCCGATCGGACCCGCCCAGGTCTCCTATGCCTCCTATGCCCTGACGGGCGCCAACAGTCCGCTGCAGCTGAGCTGGCCGCTCGAGAGCAGCGGCGGCCTTCCTGTGGCCGCGATCATCGACGTGACCGCGAACGCCCCTTCGCTCGCGCTGCGGATGCCTGACGCGACGCAGGTGTCGGTCGGCGAGACTGTCCTGTTCAACAACGTCGGCCTCAACAACGTCGTGATCCAGAGCGCCGCCGGCGCCGCTCTCGTCTCCATCGCCCCCGGCTCGGCTTGGCAGATCTACCTGACCGACAACACCACCGCCGCCGGAACCTGGCGGGTGTTTCAATACGGTGCTTCGATTTCCGTCGCGAATGCCGCCGCCCTCGCCGGGGCTGGCATCAAGGCGATCTCGACGACGCTGAACCAGTCGGTTCCGGTCATCTCCTTCAGCAGCTCCGGCTACATCACCGGCGTTAACGACCGCGCGTCGCTGCTGCTCTACTCCGGCACGGCCGGATCTCTGGTGCCGGATGACGCCTCGACGCTCGGCTCGGATTGGTTCGTGCTGGTTCGCAATTCCGGCTCCGGCGCGCTCACGATTGACCCGACCGGGCCGCAGACGATCAACGGGCTGACCACCATTTCGCTGCAGCCTGGCGATAGCTGCTTCGTGGTCTGCGACGGCATCGGCTTCTACACGATCGGTCTCGGCCAGAGCGCGACCTTTGCCTTCGACTACACCGCGATCAACGTCTCCGGCGGCGGACCCTTCGTGCTGACGGGCGGCCAGCTCAACCGCATCGCCTACCGCTTCACCGGCGCGCTGATTGCGAACCGCGAGATCGTCGTCCCGACGACGGTGCAGCAGTACTGGGTGACCAACGCGACGACGGGCGCCTTCACGCTGACGGTGAAGACGGCCGCCGGCACGGGCGTGGCCGTCGTTCAGGGCGCCAGCGCCATCCTCTACTGCGACGGCACCAACGTCGTGCCGGCCGATACCGCAGGCCTCGCGGTGCCGGTCTCGGTCGCGCAAGGCGGTACCGGCGCCACCACCGCAGGCGCTGCGCTGATCAACCTGGGCGGCACTAGTACGGGCGTGGCGGTCTTCCAGGCCGCTTCCCAGGCCGCCGCACGAGGCGCCGTCGGCATTACTGCGGTAGGCGACGCAGTCGTCACGGCCGCCAACCAAGCTGCGGCTCGCGCGGCCATTGACGCGCCGTCCAACGCTCAGCTTGCGCAGGTCGCGTCCGACAGCCTCGCCTACTCAATCGCGCTGGGTGGCTGATGCCCGCAACGCCCACGATCATCCGCTCGACGCCCGGCATCAAGCGCGACGGCACCATCTTCCAGGGCGACCACTACGTCGACGGACAGTGGTGCCGCTTCCAGCGCGGCTACCCGCGCAAGATGGGCGGCTATCGTCGCGCCACGAACCAGCTGGCGGGCGTCGCTCGCGGCATGCACGCCTTCTCCGAGAACGGGCAGACCTACGTCCACGTCGGCGAGCAGGCGCGCGTCGAGCAGGTGATCGTCGACAACCAAGCGGTCGCGTCGCCGGTGGCTGACCGCACGCCCGCCGGCTTCGTGTCGAATGCCGCGCACCTCTGGCAGTTCGACGTGCTCTTCGACAGCGTGACGGGTGGCCAGAAGCTCATCGCGCACGCCGGCCTGAACCTCGTGAACCAGGACGAGACCACGAACAAGCCGATCTACGTCGGCGACGTGACTGGCAGTGGCGCGCTCGTGGCGGCCGGCGGCAGCGCTCCGCAGGTCTCGGGCGGCGTCGTCGTGCTGCACCCCTACGTCTTCGCCTACGGCACCGATGGCTATGTGGCCTGGTCGGTGCCTGGCAACCCGAACGACTGGACGAGCACCGGATCCGGCGACGGCTACGTCACGGGCCAGAAGATCGTGAAGGGGCTGCCGCTCCGCGCTGGCCCGGGCAACTCGCCCTCCGGCATCTTCTGGTCGCTCGACAGCGTGATCCGCGCGACCTTCGTGGGCGGCGCGCCGGTGTTCCAGTTCGACACCGTCAGCGCCACCAGCTCGATCCTCTCGAGCCAGGGCGTGATTGAGTACGACGGCGTCTACTACTGGGCCGGCGTCGATCGCTTCCTGATGTTCAACGGCGTCGTGCGCGAGGTGCCGAACCCGCTGAACCTGAACTGGTTCTTCGACAACCTGAACTTCGAGCAGCGCCAGAAGGTCTTCGCCATGGCGGTGCCGCGGTACGGCGAGATCTGGTGGTGCTTCCCCTTCGGCAACGCGACCGAATGCACGCACGCCGTGATCTACAACGTGCGCGAGCAAACATGGTACGACACCGTGCTGCCGAACGCCGGCCGATCGGGCGGGATCTTCGTGAACGTGAGCGCGAAGCCGCTGATGGTCGGCTCCTCGCCCATGACGGCCACGCAGAACCTTTGGCAGCACGAGACCGGCTTCGACGAGATCGACGGCATCAGCATCAGCGCGATCCGGTCCTACTTTGAGACTGCCGATGTCTCCCTGGCGGCGCTGCCGAAGGACGCGACGAACAAGGCCATTCGCATCTCAATCATTGAGCCCGACTTCGTTCAGCGGGGTAACATGACGGTGCGCGTGACTGGCCGGTACAACGCCCGAGCGCCGGCCGTGCCCAGTGATGCCCGGACGTTCCCGGCGATCGCCACCGACCCCTCCGAGCAGGTCGTGTTCTTGAAGGAGATCCGCCGCGAGCTGCGGCTGATCTTTGAGAGCAACGAGATCGGCGGCGACTACCAGATGGGCCAGGTCATCGCCCACCTTGAGCCTGCGGACGCGAGGATCCTGTCGTGATCCTTCCGACCCGGAACATGACCGTCACCGAGTGGACGGACATGATGGCCCTGACGCTGGAGAGGTACGGCGCCATTTCCCGGCTGGACGACCCGGAAATGTGGAAAGACTGGGCCAACCGTGTCATAGCTATTCCGAAGATTTCGGCTACACTGCCCCCGATCCCGGACTTCTTCGACGATTGGCGGGATTGGGCTGAGAGGTTCGTTCAGATGGCGCTCGCCGAGGTATGACATGAACGGAAACACAGTCTCCTACGAGCGCGTCAGCTACACGCCGGTCATGGTTGACATGAGCCGCCCGGACGCGACCCCCTACGCCAGGGGCGGCCTGGCCCGATCGGCCAAGCGGGTCGCCGGCGCGGGCGAGGGCGGCGACAGCATGATCGTCCACGTCAACAAGGCCGAGTTCGAGGAGATGGTCCGGCACTTCGGCCCTCCCGAGCGGAACCCGCACACGGGCATGTATGCCTTCAAGCCATTCTGGAAGCAGAAGTGGTTCAAGCAGTGGGCCGCCCCGGTGGCAACGGTGGCTCTAAGCGCGCTGGCCCCGGGCGTGGGCACCGCTGTCGGGACAGGGCTGGGGCTGACCGGAACGGCGGCGTCGACCGTCGGCACCGGCCTGATCGGCGCTGGCCTGGGCGCCGCAACGGGTGGCGGTAGGGGTGCTCTGACGGGCGCCCTGACCGGCGGCCTGGCGGGCTATGCTCTGCCGGCGATGGGCATCACCGGGACGCCGGCCGCAGACGGCAGCATCTTCTCCGGCGGCATCTTCTCCCCCACCGGGGGCTCGGGCATCGCGCCAGCGATCAACAACCTGTTCAACGGCGCCCCCGCCGCCGCAGCGCCGGCTGCTGCCGCACCCGCTGGCGGAGCGGCTGCCGGCGCTGGCGGCGCAGTAGCGGGCGGGGCTGGCGGGGCTGGCGGGGCTGGCGGTGCAGCCGCTGGCGGCACCTCCATGCTGAACCGGGTCGGCCAACTAGCGGCGCTCGGGTTGGTTGCGAATGCCGCACTGAGCGGCGCGCAGGGCGGCGGCCAGTCTGGCGGCGCCACTCCAGCGCCCCAGCAGAACGACCCGAACATGGGCCGCCCTCTCCCGGAAGTTGAGTTCCGCCGCACTCGCATGCAGCCGGATGGCGACATGCGGCGCTACGCCATCACCGGCGGCGAGCGCGACTTCTACGAGGACAACGAGCTGCCGGAAACGCCGCGCGCGACTGCGGCCATGGGCGGCCTGATGCGCGCCGCTCAAGGCCGTTACGTCAAGGGCGACGGCCACGGCCGCGAGGATCGGATCCCGGCGCTATTGTCGGACGGCGAGTACGTCTTCGACGCCGAGACAGTGTCCATGCTGGGCGATGGATCGTCCGACGCCGGCGCGAAGAAGCTCGACGAGATGCGCGAGCGCATCCGCAAGCACAAAGCGGGCGGTCTCGCACGCGGGCGCATGAGCCCCGACGCGAAGGATCCGTCGCGCTACCTCAAGATGGCGGGGTGAGCCCATGAGCGTCACCGACTTCCTGTTCCAAGGCAAGGCTCCGCCTTCGGTCAACACCTACGGCACGACCACCGCGAACATCCCGCAGTGGCTGTCCGACTACACGCAGGGCCTGCTGGCCAAGGGCAACGCCGTCGCGGCTGAGCCCTACCAGACCTACGGCGCCCCGCGCCTCGCCGACTTCAGCCCCGCCCAGCGCGAGGCCTTCGCGGCCACTCGCGCTCAGCAGGGCGCCTTCACGCCGACGATCAACCAGGGCATCGGCGCCATCAACCAGGCGACGCAGACCTCCGGCTTTCAGGTGGCCAACCCGACGCTGACCCAGGCGATCGGCATGTCCCCGACCGGCGCTGCGATGCCGTATCTCAGCTCCGCCGGCGCTACCGCCCCGAGCATGGTCGGCGAATACATGAGCCCCTATCAGGACGCCGTCGTGAACCGCATCGGCGACCTGGCGGCCCGGCAGCTGCGCGAGAAGCTGATGCCGCAGGTGAGCGACACCTTCGTGCGGGCGGGCCAGTTCGGCTCCAGCCGCATGCAGGAGGCCACCGGCCAGGCCCTTCGAGATGTCCAAGAAAGCGCCCTGGCTGCACAGGGCGACCTGCTGAACAAGGGCTACCAGGGCGCGCTGACGGCGGCCCAGGAAGACATGAAGCGTCGCGCTGAGATTGGCCGCGTTCTGGGCGGCCTCGGCACCCAGGAGCAGCAGAACCTCGGCCAGCTCGGCCAGGTTCAGGGCAACCTGCAGAACGTCAGCAACCAGAACCTCATCGCTGCTGGGCAGCAGCTCGGAGCGCTTGGCCGCATCGGCCAGCAGATGGGCTACACCGACACGGCGGCGCTTGAAGCGATCGGCCAGCAGCAGCAGGCCCTCGACCAGCGGAACCTGGACGTGGCCTACCAGGACTTCGTGGCGCAGCGGGACTACCCGAAGACGCAGCTCGGCTTCCTGTCGAACCTCGTGCGCGGTCAGCCCTACTCGCAGACGACGAACACGGCCTCGACGGGCCCTGCGTCGACCTACCAGCCCTCGGGCCTCGCTCAGATCCTGGGCGGCCTGACACTCGCGCGCGCCCTGGGCGGCAGCTGAACCGGGAGACATCGGAATGGCTGAGAACGATCCGGCTGGCGGCCTCGCTGCGTATCGCCAATTCATCGAACAGCAGGCGAGCGATTTCCCCACCCAGTATCGCCAGGCGCAGGAGAACATCCAGCAGAGCCTTGAGCAGGGGCGGGCCGCGAACAGCGCGCTGATGGAGTTCCTGAACAGCCAGCGCGGCACCGGCCCGAGCCCCCTGCTACAGCTCGCCTCCGGCCTGCTGCGCCCGACGCGTGCGGGCGGCTTCGGCGAGAGCCTGGCGGCTGGTGCGGAAGGATATGCGGGCGCCCTTCAGCAGCAGCGCCAGAGCGAGCTGGACCGCGCGATGAGGATCCAGCAGCTCCAGGCCGCGACGGCGAACCTTGGCCTGCAGGCGACGCAGCAGCGGATGGCGCTGACTGGGCAGGCCCTGCAGTTCCCGACGCAGCTTGCGGCCTCCCAGGGCGCGCTGGCAGATCTCGGATTGCTCCAGGGCGGCCAGGGGCAGCCTGGCGTTCCGCAGACGCGCGCCCAGCTCACGGTGCCGGGTGCAGCTCAGCCTCCGATGCCGGCGGCTTCCCCGATTGGTCCGCAGCCGCAGGTCACGCAGACGCCTCTGCCGGCTCCGGCCGCCGCGGCCACCCCTGCCGCCGCCCCTGCCGCAGCTGCTACGGTGAACCCCGAGGCCTCCCCCCAGGTCCAGTCCGCGATTGCGCGCGCCCGGGAGCTTGAGGCTCGAGTGCAGGCCGATCCCGGAAATCAGGCTCTGTCCGCTGAGTTCGACCGCGCCCTGGCGGATCTTGAGGCCGCATGGAGTTCGGCTCAGAGCGGTCGCCCTGCCGCCGCCTCTGCTGCAGCGCCTGCCGCAGCTGCTCCCGCTTCTGCTGCCCCTACCGCCCCCGCTCCGGCCGCCCCAGCCGCCCCGCCTGCTTCAGCCGCGCAGCCTCCCGCAGCCGAGCCCATCGCCGGCGGCGCCATCTCAAGCGACCCCACGGTTGCGGCCGCTCAGCGCCTGCTGGCCGCCGCCGCCGCAGACCCCAGCCGCTATGCTGGCCCGCAGGGGCGTCAGCTGGTGGAGAACGCGCGTCGGATCGTGCGCGAAAGCCCGGAGGGTCAAGCAGAAATCACCCTCTTCCGAGAGCGAGCTGAAAGGCAGGTTCAGAACGAAGACGCCGCGAACGCCGCCAACCGTCGCTTCGCGGAGAGCACTGCCGAGCAGCAGGCTCGCTCGTTCCAGGAATTGGCGACTGGCGCCGGCGAAGCCACGCAAGCTCTGGGTCGCCTGCAGCAGCTGGAAACGGTCATGCGCGACTTGCCGAGCGGCATCCCCGGCTGGTTCGCTCAGCAGGCGGCGCGCCTCGGCCTTGGCCCGCAGGCAACGCAGTACGAGGTTGCCTCGGCCCTGCTGAAGCAGCTGATCCCTGCTCAGCGCCAGGGCATGCCGGGCGCCGTGTCCGACTTCGACGCTCGCAACTTCGAGGCCTCTCTGCCTCGTCTGATGTCGACGCCCGACGGTCGGCGCATGGTCTCCGACACCCTCAAGTCGGTCGCCGAATACCAGATCGCGCGCGGGCGTATTGCGATGCAGGCGCAGAGTGGCGAAATCACTCGCCAGGAAGCGCTGCGACGCTTTGATCAGCTTCCCAGCCCGTTTGATCGCTTCAACGAAGCTCAGGAACGCTTTGCCGCAGAGCAGGCTCGGCAGCGAGGCGCCGGCGGAGGGGGCCTGACGCCCAACGCCGACGGATCGTTCACTTGGTCTCCGGGAGCCCCCTGACATGGCTGAGCAGATCCGCGTCAACGGCCCGAACGGTCTCGTCGTCAACTTTCCGGCGGGCACGTCGCCGGAGACGATCAACCGCGTCATGCAGGAGGCCGCGAGCGGCCGAGCGACGGCTCCGCAGATGAGCCAGATGGAGGCGGCCGCTCAGGCGGCGAGGGCCGGCTTCCAGGCCAACTTCAACGACGAACTCGCGGGCCTGCGCGCGGCCGGCGTCGCGGGCCTCCCGGAAGCCGTTCGCGGTGTGGCCGAGCGAGTTCCCATGCTCGGCGCGCTCGCCGCGAATGTCGGGGGCGCCCGCATGGCGGCCGAACGCGCATTCCCTCAGACCTTCGGCAGCCGCGCGACGGAAGCCTACGCGCCCGCTCGTGATGTCGAGCGCGCGATCGACCGCGCGGCCGAAGAGCAGTTCCCGAACACCTACCTCGGCGCGAACATTGCTGGCTCTGCGGTGATGCCGCTCGGTCTGGTTGGCCGAGGAGCGAAGGCCGCCATCGCCGCTGGTGGCGGTGCTGGCGCGGCCAGCGGCTTCGGCCGTGGTGAGGGAGCGGAAGATCGCCTTATGGGCGCCGCAACCGAGGGCGCGCTCGGTGCAGCCTTCGGGGCGATCCCTGCAGTTGGCATGGGGGTCTTCAACGCTGGGCAGCGCATCGTCGCTCCGCAGAGGTTCGCCGAGCGCGTCGTGCGTCGCACGATCGAGGCCGACCGTGCCCGCGGCGTCGAGGACGTGCTCTCGCCGGCCGACATCGCCGCAGCTCGCGCTGCCGGCCAGGACATCGTGGTGGGCGACCTCGGCGCCACCGGCACGCTTCGCTTGGCGCGAGCCGCCGGCAACGTGTCGGAAGACGCCTCCGCCCGCCTGCGCGCGTCCACCGATCCTCGCTACACCGAGCAGAAGGCCCGCTTTGGCGACTTCATCGAAGACCTGTTCGGCGGCAATCTGAACATGACTTCGACCAACGACACCCTGCGCGCCACAGCGAGCCGTGTGAACGCTCCGCTCTATCGCGCCGCTTATCAGGTTGGCGAAAATGCCAACCTGTGGACCCCTGAGCTGGAGCAGCTTGCGCAGTCGCCATCTGTGCAGGCCGCGATCCGCGATGTTCCTGCGAAAGCCGCAGACCGTGCTGCGCTTGAAGGCAACATCGTCATTCGCAATCCCTTCAGCTTCGACGATCAGGGTCGCATTGTCTGGAACACGACCCCCGATGGGGGGCAGGTCCGTCCGAACCTGCAGTTCTGGGATCAGGTGCAGCGGAACCTGCGCGAGGCGGCCGAGGCCGCGGCGCCTGGCAGCTCTCGGCAGAGCGATCTGAGAGCGCTTCGCAACCGCCTAAATCAGGAACTCGACGCGGCGGTGCCGGAGTTCGGCAAGGCGCGCGGCACGGCCCGTCAGTTCTTTGGCGCGGAAGACGCGCTTGAGGCTGGCCAGACCTTCTTCCGCCAGAACCGCGCGATCCAGCTGACCGACACACAGAAAGCTTTCCGTTCCATGAGCGAGCCGGAGCGGGAACTGTTCCGCCGAGGCTTTGCGGCCGAGCTGGCGAACACAGTGCGCAATGCGCCCGACAGCCGCGACGTGGTGAAGCTGTTCGACGGCGCCAACCGACGCAAGCTCGAAGTCATCATGCCGCCCGACGAGCTGCGCCAGCTTGAGGCTTTCGTTCGCCGCGAGGGCATCATGAACCGCCTGCGGTCGGCGACCCAGGGCAACTCAACGACCGCCCAGCAGCTGCGCGACATGAGCATTGGCGCAGGTGCGGGCGCAGGCGTCGGGATCTTCACGTCCGGCGACCCGCTGACGACCGGCGGCACGGCGCTCCTGGGCGGCCTGCTCGCGCGCGGCCGCACCCGCGTGAACGAGAACGTGATGCGCGAGGTCGGCGAGATCCTGTCGTCGAGCGATCCTGATCGCATCAACAAGCTCCTGAGCGGCCCGAATGGCGGCGCTATCATGGGCGCCCTGCGCACCATGTCGCAGGCGGTGGGGGCTGGCGCGCCCCCCGCCAGGCCGGCCGCCCCCCGTATCGAGCCCACGATCGGAGCGCCTCCCAGCACTCCGCTCCTCCCGCCCCCTGGACCTCCCGGCTTCGCGAAAGGCGGCCAAGTGAAGGAACCGAAGATGAGCCCGATCATTGAGGCGATCATCGAGGAGATGGGCAAGCGCATGTCCCCCGAGGGCGCCCGCCGCGCTGCGGCGATCGGCGGCTACAGCCGCGGTGGCGCGGTGATGAAGGTGGCGCGGGCCCTCGCTGAGCGCCTGGTGCCGGAGGGCAGCGAGGCCACTAGGGGCGGCTTGTCGGCCGCTCGCGCAGCTGACGCTCCTCCTGCCCTGTCCGGTATTTCCCCGCCAGGCATGGCATCGGCCGCAGATATCAATCGCGCGGCTCGCACATCCGGCGATCTCACCTATAAGCAGCTCGGCGAGCTGTACGACACTCTCCGCCTCACCGGCGGGGGCGCATCGCCGCTCGTGCGCGAGGGGCTGGCAAGCCAGTCCGATGAAGCAATCGACGCCGCGACCCGCCTGAAGCTGGCCGACCGCGAGGTCATCGGCGAGGCGATCTCGCGCCACGGCAAGACGGTCACGCTCACCGACAGCAAGGGCAAGACCAAGCAGGTGCCGACGACCGAGGCGCTGTTCGCCGGCAAGCTGCCCGGCATGCGCCTGCCCTCCCAGGAGGCGGCAGAGGCCTCTGGCAAGTTGGCCGAGGGCACGCGCATCGCCCGCGAGGTAAACCGCGCCGCGACGTCTTACGACGCCGAGGTGGGCGGCAGGGGCGTTCTTTACGACCTCTCTCCGGCGACCCTGAACCGCATGCCGGATGTACCTCAGTTCGACCTCCCCCGTGCCGCGCCGAAGGTCACCGAGCGCCTTGAAGGCCTTGAGCGCGAGGGCCCCGCGCGTCTGCGCCGCTACATTGAAGCGGGCGGCGAGCAGAACCAGGGCTGGTATAACCTGCAGCAGCTGCGCGATGACTTTCGCGCGATGTATGGTCCGACCGAAGGCGACGAGCGCTTCCGCCTCTGGACGCTGGTGAACGCCTCAACCTCAATGACCAATCCGATTGAGAGCAACATCCGCACGGCCTCGCACTACTTGAACCGCGCACTCCGCGGTGAGCCCCTGCCGCAGGTCGTGCAGGTCTCCGACCCGCGCACGGGAAAGACGGTTCAGACGCTGGCCGGCGACCTCCCCCCGCCGTACGGGGCCAAGGCGCAGGTGCAGCACGCGCAGCGCACCCGCGAGTTCCTTGGCGGCGACATGGATCCGGTGAGCAACCCGAAGCCGATCAGCTACCAGCAGAACCTGCTCGGCAACTGGCGCCCCATCACCTCCGACACGCACTACATCCGCGACATCGTGGGCATGGATCGCGCCAAGAAGAGCTTCGGCGAAGAGGGCGCGCTCCTGCCAGGCGAATACGCCTACCTGGAGAGCATGGGGCAGAAGGTCGCCAAGGGTCGAAAGATGCAGCCCGCCCAGGCCCAGTCTGCTGCATGGGTCGGCGGCGGTAAGGACACCGGCCTGAAGTCGGAGCCTATCCCGTATCTCCAAGCTCTGCAGAAGCGCATCGGCGTCACCGCCCGCATTCGCGGTGAGCCAATCGACGTGACCTACAACAAGTTCCTGCGCGGCGAGATCGACCTCTACGCCGAGGGCGGCAAGGTCAAGAAGACGAAGCGCAAGGGCGGGTTGGCCACCGCTCGGACGGCGAAGGCGGGATAGGAATTGCCATCCAGGCAATTCCGTCTTCAAGCTCTTCCATGTCGGCGGAACAGACTATCGTTCCGTTGGGATGATCGAACATCTCAAGCGTCCAGTTGGCGACGCGCATGCGAAACCCGTCCGTCCACAGGACGGGCTCGCATGTTTGCGGGAACGTCTCAATAGGCTGCCAAGGTCCATGCGACATGGCGCTTGTTTCCTTTCTGCTCACCGGCGCGCCGGCTTCTCAACGGCATGCCGGCCCATGCTCGGGTTGGCCTGGGCCCGCACATCGGGGTTGGCCCAGGTCCAGCACTCGCCGGTCTCGTCCTGGAAGCAGACCCAGAGCAGGTGATGCTCTGAGCCGTAGTCGATCAGGACGTGGGCCATCGCCTTGCCGCGTGGGGTCTCCAGCGGCATCGGCGGGTCCAGCTGCAGCATCACAGCGGGATTTCCCGGTCCTTCGCGACGAGCCCCTTCAGCTTCTCCACGAACGCCGTGACGGTGGCCTCGATCAGCCCGTCGAACTCCTCTGGCGTCCAGTCCATGAAGTCGGTCTTGCCGACGATCTCAATGTGCCGACCAGCAGCGCCAGCAGCCTCGCCGAGGGCCGCCTTCTCGTTCGGGGTGGGGTCAACCATGTATCTCTCCTGGCAATGACGCGAGCACAGCCCGACGTCTGGTCCCTTCAGCTTCGCGAGAGCCGGGCTGAACCCGAACCCCCGAGCCTCACGCAGGCACCGAGCGCAGAGCCCGACGCCCCACAATCTCGGCGTATCGCCCAACATCGCGGAGCTGGACTTCCTCAATGGGTGCAAGTTCTCCGACGCGCCCGAGGGCCTCGGCGACAGTGTCTGGAACAGGGGCTCGACCCCCAACACTAACCCACCACGACGCCGCTTTCTGCCGCGCATAGCCCTTGTGCTCCAGTGCGACCCACTCGCGATGCGTGACCAGCCCGCAGCGGTAGTCGACGCGCAGGGTCGGTGGCGCGTCAGGCTCCGAGGCCTTGCGGTGCTCGTGGTAGGTGACCGAGGACACGCGGGTCCATTGCGGCTTCCCGTTCGACAGGATCGCCAGCGTGGACGCCGTGCGGTCGATCTTCGGCGGCGGAGGGGGCGGGAACTCGTACCCGCACTCCTGGCACTCGCGCACCGAGATCGGCACGAAGCACTCGCAGGACGGGCAGGTCTTCACCGGCGCCTGGCCTTCTTCGTCGCCACGCTTCGGCTTCCGAGGGTTGATCAGATCCACCGGCCCGTGCCGCTCGATGTTCCGGGCGAAGTCGAGGACGAGGCAGTTCTCCTTCCCAGGCGCCAGGCGGCTCCCGCGGCCGGCGATCTGGACGTACAGCCCAGGCGATTGCGTCGGCCTGGCGAGAGCGATCAGGTCCACCGCCGGCACGTTGAAGCCGGTCGTGAGCACGCCCATGCTGGCCAGCGCCCGGATCTTGCCCGCCTTGAAGTCAGCGACGATCTGATCGCGCTCCGCTTTCGGCGTGCTGCCGAAGATGTTCTCGCAAGTGTAGCCCCGCGCCCGCACGAGGTCGCGGATGTGCTCGGCGTGCTTCACGCCAGCGCAGAAGAACAGCCACGCCTTGCGGTCCTGGCCTAGCGCAATCGTCTCGTCGACCACCGCCCGGTTGATCGCGTCGATGTCGACCGCGCGCTCCAGCGCGCCAGCGATGAAGTCGCCCCCACGCGTTCCGACGCCTGTCACGTCCAGCTTCGTCTCAGTAGCCTTCGACACCAGCGGCGAAAGGTAGCCCTGCTCCACCGCCTTCCGCATGCCGTACTCATAAGCGATGCCGTCGAAGATCTTGCCCTCGCCCTGGTCGAGGCGCCCGCTGTCGAGCCGGTACGGCGTCGCGGTCAGGCCCACCACCTTGAGGTACGGGTTGATCACCTCCAGCTCGCGCAGGAACTTCCGGTACATCGTGTTTGAGGTGCTCGGGATCAGGTGCGCCTCGTCGACCAGCACGATGTCGACCTTGCCGAAGCGGGTCGCGTGGTTGTGAACGGACTGGATGCCGGCGAACACGATCTGTGATCGGTAGTCCCGCTTCCCCAGGCCGGCGGAGTTGATGCCGAGCGGAGCCTCCGGCCACATGCGCAGCAGCTCCTCGGCATTCTGGCGGATCAGCTCGCGGACATGCGTCAGCACCAGGATGCGCGTGCCGGGCCACTCCAGGCAGCGGCGGCAGGTGTCCGCCAGCACCAGTGACTTGCCGGTGCCGGTCGGCAGCACGATCAGGGCATTGCCGGGGCGCTTCTCCCACCAGCTGAAGATCTCGGTGATGGCCGCCTGTTGATAGGGACGCAGCTGGATCATGGCGTCGGCTCCGGCTTCGCGTCGCGCCCGTCCGTCCAGGTCGTGCCGTCGTGCATGGCGTAGGAGATCCAGGCCCCATCCTCGCCCGCGTCGACCTGCACGCCTGCGACGAGATCCGGGATGTAGCGGTGATCCGCGCATGCGGCCTTCTGGTCGCCGATCGAGAGGATCTTGCGATGCCGCTCGCAGCGCCAGGTTCCGTCCGTCAGCGGCGTCGACCATGCGCAGGTGCGGCAATTCACGTCGGCCATCGCCTTAGCCTGGCAGTTGGGCCGGTGGTCGCAGTAGCGGCACATGAACCATGCCGGGTCGGAGGAGATCCGCTCCGGCGGCCGCGCCGCCTGCACGATCTTCTGGCCCTTCGCCACCAGCTTCATCGCGTGCGGCTCGTCGAGTTCGACCCGCTCGCCGTACAGCTCGTCAGTGTCCTTGCAAACCGCGAGGTAGAGCGCGCGCGTCATGCCCGAGAGGTGCATGTAGACCTGCATCTGGGCCCAGTGCTGCGGCTTCGAGCTGCGCACGCCGTCGCGCTTCAGCTTCTCGAAGGACTTCATGTTGTGCGTCTTGAACTCAAGGGCGTGCCAGGTCTTCGGCGCCTCGGGGATCCCGATCGCAGCGCCATCCAGGGAGCCCGAGAAATGCCCGCCGGCGGCGGAGACGGAGATCTGGCGGCCGGTCTCGGGGTCGGTCTCGTGGACCGTCACGCCGATGCGGCGGAGGTCGGCGATGAAGCGCGCCTCAGCCATGTGGCCAGTCTGGAACAGCCGCAGCATGCGGCCGTCGAATTGGGGCGTCGACACCCAGCGGAACGTCAGCCAGAGGGCGCGATCGCACTCGCCGCCGATCAGGGACGCGCCGAGGTGCCCGCGACGATGGTCTTCGCGCGCGGCCTCGTAGGCTGCGTAGATCGCGCCGACGGTCGTGATGGGGATGGGCGGGAGGGGTGCCATGGTCCTGCGCTCGCGAGAGGGTGGGCGGGGCCGAAGCCCCGCCCGTTCAGATCACTTGCGGTGCGCGGCCCAGGGCGGCGCCTTCGCGCCGGCAGACGCGGTCGGAGCCGGGCGGCCAGCAGCCGGAGCGGCCGGGGCGCGGGGAGCCTGGGCGGCGCCCCCATCCTGCAGCGGCAAGTAGGTCGCGCGGTTCTGCAGCTCGCCCGTGTCCTTGCGCTTGCTGACGCCCATGCGAACCTTGATGGGCTTGAAGTGCAGCTCCTCGGTGTCCTCGATCGCCACCAGGCCGCACGCCCGCGTGAGCGAGGTCAGCGCGCGGTTGGCGATCTCTGCCGCCGTCGGGTTGGAGTTCCAGATGTTCAGCCGGTCCCAGTACTTCCGGCCCTGGTGCTCGCCATCGAGGATGTCGAACTCAATCCAGACGTACTGGCCGCTACCGTCCTTGGTCGCGCGGACCTCGGACTGGACGACATGCATGATGTAGTCGCCGGCGGGGAGGACGTCGTTCGTGTCCTGGCCCTGCTGGTTGGAGCTGTCGAAGGTAAAGCCAAGGCGTGCCATTGTGTGAGATCCTTTCTCGGTTTCAGGCTTCAGACTGGATGTTCGTCATCGCGTCCATCAGGGACGCGGAGAACTTCGAGTAGTCGAGGGGCATGGTGTCAGGCAGCGGCCAGCGGGACTTCGCGTGCCAGCCCGGCCGTTCCTGCGTGTAGATCACGCGGTCGCCATTCCCGACCGCCCGCGTGACCTTCTGGTTGAAGCCGACTTCCGACTTCACCGTGCTGTAGCGCTGGTTCGCGAACAGCAGCGCGTCGCACCACTCGGTGACCACGCTCGCCACCGCCGAGTGCAGGTCGAGCTGGTAGCGGTCGTAAGGATCGGACAGCGGGTCGTCGAAGCGCTTGATCTGCGAGTGGGCCAGCAGGATCACCTGCATGCCCTTGTCGTTGCGCAGCACGTCGAGCCCGTCGAGGATCTGCCGCCAATAGTCGACCGCCGCCTTGTAGCCCTTGCCGTAGCCGATCGCATCAATCGTCGCGACGTTGTTGTCGGCCGCGACGCGCCCGTGGATCAGCCGCTCCGTCCAGTCGGCGCTGTCGAGCACCACCGTGCGGAACTTGTGGTCCTCGACGATCAGCGAGGTGAGGCAGTCGATCACGTCCTCGAAGGTCTTGCAGAGCGGGAACGCGTCCGCCTGGATCGCGTCCAGACCCTCTTCGGTCGGGATGAAGACGGCGGCCTCCGCGGCCGCCGCGAAGGTGGTCTTGCCGATGCCGGCCGTGCCGTAGAGCACGATGCGCGGCGGCCGGGCCACGCCGGTGCGGCGCAGCGAGTTGAGGCTGATGGCCATTCTTAGTCCTCCGTGCGGATGATGGTGACGGACGTCTTCGCGGGCTCGACCGTCAGCGCGCCGGAGTTGGCGAGCAGGGCGTAGATGTCGGGCTCGTTGTTCGCGAGGTACTTGATGCCGGTCGTGTCCAGCTCGCGCTTCACCTTGATGGGGCGGAGCTGCTCGGGGATGCGATCGACGATCTGGTCGTAGCGCTTCAGGTCCAGCTTGCGGTTCAGCTTGCCGGTGATGACGACCTTGTAGGGGCCGATGTTGTGGGTGTCGGCGCCTTCAGCCTTCGCGCCGAGCAGAGCGATCAGCTCTTCCTCCATCGCGATGCGCTGTTCAGTGGCGGCCTTCTCGAGCGAACGGGCGGCCATCAGATCGGCGGCAACGTCCTCGAGGGTGCGGTTCTTGATGTTCATGGTCTCGGTTCCGGTTCAGGTTCGCGTTGTGGTGCGCTTCGTGGCGCGTCACGTCCCGAACATAGGCACCGTGTTGCCGACCTGTCAACACCCCTGTCGCCATATTGACAGCGAGGGGGAGGGGCGTACATCGTCCACGCTACACCAGCAGGCCCGCGCACGTCGGTGGACGAGCGTGGACGTATTTTCAATGAATGGGGCGCCAAAATGTTAGGGCTATCGCGATGAACCTCAAGGACTGGCTCGCTCGGAACGAGCAATCATATGCCGCGTTTGCAGCCGAGATCGGCGTGTCTCGAGCTGCCGTCGGGCGGTGGGTGCGTGGCGTTCGCGTTCCGCATCCCAGGCTCGCGGTTTCCATTGAGGAGAAAACCCGCGGACACGTCCCCGTGACCGTATGGGCAGAGACCAGCCATATGTCGAAAGGCGCAGCCGCGCTCGTGCGATGGATGCACAGCCGAGGAATGACGGCATCGGCAGCTGCTCGCGCCTTCGGCGTCAACCACACCTCGGTGCATCAGTGGATCCGAGGCAGCGTCGTCCCCTCTCCAGCATCCCTTGAGGCGGTGAACATCATCACGGGCCTTGAGCTGACGGCGTCGGACTTCACATGACCCAGCCGCTCGTCATCAAGATCGCAGGCGAGCCCCAGGCCAAGGGCCGCGCGCGCATCGGCCGCCTGGCGAATGGCCGATCGGTCGCCTTCACGCCGCAGAAGACGCGCATGTACGAAGCGATGATCCGTCACGAAGCGCAGACCGCGATGGCCGACGCCGGCGTGCTGCCCTTCGAGGGCCCCGTCCGCATCGAGGTCGACGCGCAATTCGGGATCCCGCGCTCCGCCACGAAGCGGCTCGTTGCCGACGCGCTCGCGCAGCGCGCCTTCCCGATGAAGCGGCCCGACCTCGACAACACCGTGAAGGCCGCGCTCGACGCGCTGAACACGGTGGTCTTTCGCGACGACGCGCAGGTCGTCGAGATCGTCGCTCGCAAGACCTATTCCCAGCAGCCCTGTTTGATCGTGACGGTGGCACCCCTCTGATGTCCGACAGCCCGAACTACTTCCAGCTCCACGGCGAGCGTCTGATCGACAACGGCTACTCGATCATCCCCATCATGCCCGGCAGCAAGAAGCCCGGCGTCTGGTCGTCCTCCGGCGGATGGCGGAACATGCAGAGCTGGGAGCGCTACCTCGACCAGCCCGCGAACGCCTATCAGGTGAACCTGTGGAAGCGCTGGCCTGGCGCGGGCATCGGCATCATGTGCGGCGATGTCGTCGGGTTCGATATCGACACGCTCGACGAGGAGCTGTCCTTCCGCCTGCGCTCCTGCATCGTCGGCGTGCTGGGCGAGACGCCCGCCGTGCGCGTCGGTCGCGCGCCGAAGATGATGCTGAACTACCGCGCCGTCGGTGGCCGCATGCGCAAGCGCCGCGTCGGCCCGCTGGAGGTGCTCGGCGAGGGCCAGCAGTTCGTCGCCTATGCCACGCACCCCGACACGCAGAAGCCCTACGCGTGGCCGATCGAGCACCTGGCGGACATCCCCCTCGAGGATCTCCCGCCCTGCACGCCTGAGCAGCTGGAGGAGGTTCTGCGGCGCGTCCGCGAGATCCTGCCGCCGGACATGGCCGGGACGCTGGAGCAGGGGCCGGCCGCCGGCGCCCCGATGGCCAACCCCGTGCTGGAGGGCACGCCCGAGGCTGTCGCGCTGGCGCTGGAGGCCATCCCGAACCCGGACCTGCACTGGGAGGACTGGAACCGCGTCGGCATGGCGGTCTACGCCGCCACGGGCGGCCAGGGTTTCGACGTGTTCGACGGCTGGTCCTCGACCTCGTCGAAGTACGACGCGGCCGCCTGCCGCGAGCGCTGGGCCAGCTACCGGCGCAGCCCGCCCCGCAGGATCGGGGCTGGCACGATCTATCACCTTGCAATGGAGCAGGGATGGGTGCCACCCTTCGAGGTCGCGCTGAACCCTGAGAAGGCCGAGATCGCCGAGAACCCGATCGACACCTCGAAGCTGCGGGTGAAAGCAGCCCCGCCAGCTCGCCAGGCTCCGCCGCCTCCTCCGCCTCCCGCTCCTCCGGCGAAGAACCCGAAGGATCTGCCGCCGGGCTCGCGCGAGACCTTCCCGCACGACTGGTTCGACACCCGGTCCCTGGTGGGTGACATCACCCGCTGGATCGTCAGCACCGCGCAGGATCCGCTGCCAACCTTCGCGCTGATGAACGCGATCGTCGCGCTCGGCACCATGTACGGGCGGCGCTACCGCACCGAGTTCACCGACACGCGCAGCAACCTCTACGCGGTGGCCATCGCCAAGCCCGGCATGGGCAAGGACCACAGCCGCCAGTGCATCAAGAGCCTGTTCATGGCGTCGGGCCTCGAGAAGCTGTTGTGCGGCGACAGCTTCTCCTCCGGCAGCGCGATGCTGCGCGCGCTGAAGGACTACCCCAGCCGCATCTCGCACATGGACGAGCTGGGCTTGATGCTGGAGCAGGTCGCGATGAAGACCGCGAGCCCGCACCAGCGGGGCATCGTGAAGATGTTGCTCGAACTCTTCTCGTCGTCGTCCGGCATCTACAATGGCCAGGAGTACGTCGACAACAAAGCCAACGAGCGGGTCGACCTCGTGAACCCGAACCTGAACGTGTTCGGATCCACGACCCCCTCCAGCCTGGCGCCTGCGCTGAAGCCGGCGATGGCGGAGAACGGCATGCTGTCGCGCATCCTGCTGGTGCCGCCCTTCGAGGACTACCCCGAGTTCCGCTTCGTGGAGCGCACCCGCACGCCTCCGCCGGCGCTGGTGGACGCGCTGAAGGCGAGCTGGGAGGTGAAGAAGGCGGGCGGCAACCTGGCGGGCGAACAGCACCTGTCAGCGTCGGCCGTGTCCCTGATCTCGGTGGCCTGGGATCCTGACGCGCTCGACGAGCTGAAGGCGATCAAGCTGACGGAGCGCGAGCGCGGCCGCCAGGGGCGATACATCTGGGTCCGGTCAACGGAGCTGTCGACGAAGATCGCGATGATCGAGGCGATCGCCCGTGACCCGGTGCGGCCCGTGATTACGCAGGAGATCATCGGCATGAGCCGGGATCTCGTGGCTTGGCTGCTGAGCTACGCTGAGGGCTTCTTCGACGATCAGGTCTCCGACAACGAAACCGAGGCGACGCACAAGAAGGTGCTGCAGATCGTGAAGCGTGCGGGCTCGATCACGGGCTCCGACCTGGCGCGGGCGACGCAGTGGCTGAAGAAGCGGGAGCGGGAGGAGGTCATGCAGACGCTGGTCGACGCCGGCCAGATCGCGGTGCGGCTGCAGCGGGTGGGACAGCGGGGCGCACCGACCAAGATCTACGAGGCGGCCTGACCGGGCCGCTCGAAACTTTTTTCGAGAATGTACAATTTTCTCTCTTGAGCCCTGTCCGCGAGGTGCGTACAAGACTGGGAGCCGAGGCGCCCCGCCCGGCGCAACGAGGTGCAGGAGGCCCGCCATGCAGATCATCACACTGACCAGCCAGACCGGCAGCAGCACCAAGGTCGCCGTCGTCCGCGAGACGCCCAAGGCGATCCTGGTGAAGGGCAACGCCAGCGAAGCGTGGTTCCCCAGGGCAGCGCTGAGCGCCGACGGCGTCATCGCACCCTGGTTCGCCTTCACGCTGTCCCACAGCTTCCTGTTCCATGCCCCCTTCAAGAGCGAGGCCTGACGCCATGACCTACCGCGTCGAACTCAACCGCACCTGGGCCATCAGCGCCAAGTGCCCCGCACCGCTCGGCTGGGGCGTCGTGTCCAGCCACCGAAGCCTCGATGGAGCGCGCGCAGAGATGGAGCGCCGCATGCACCAGGAAGGCCGCGGCTTCGAGCACCGCATCACCGACCAGTCTGGAAAGGAATACTGATGACCCCCACCCGTCTCCGCGAATGCCTCGACGCGCTGCGCTGGTCGCAGCGCGGCCTGGCAGCCGCCCTCGGCCGTCAGGAAGGCACCGTCCGCCAGTGGGCCCGCGGCGCCGTCAGGATCCCCGACAACGTCGCCGCCTGGCTCGAGCGCGCCGGCCGCTGGCACGAGAAGAACCCGCCGCCGGAGCGAGGGGGCTAGGCCCCCCTCGCCAGCAGCTCGCGCGCCGTCGTGACCGACGCCATGTCCCGATCGAAGCGCTGCTTCTCGCTCGGATACAGATCCTGCGTCCCGGCGTAGCGCGCCTCGATCTCGGCCGCCAGGTCGTCAGAACAATCAAGCAGCGCCGCGCGCAGCTCGTCCAGCTCTCGCTTCTCCTCCGCCGGCTCAGGCAACTGCACCGCACGCATCGCCTTCAGGACGGACTTGTACTCCCCGAGGGCCTTCGTCACCGCCGCCTCGAGCTGCACGCGTGCCGCCTCAAAGCCGGAGCGGAACCCGTCCGCAAAATCCGTCGTCACTTCCTTGTTGAGCATCGCCTTCCTCTCCTGCCGCGCCAGATGCGCCTGCGCCTCGATCATGCCGCCAATGGCCTGCGCCAAGTTGGCTCCCACCGTCCACCCGGTGGCCTCATAGATGGCATCAGCCCACTCTTCCGCCGTCATGTGGGATCTTCCGGCCACGCGCCGCCGATCCGCATGAGCGCCATCTTCGCCTTCTCCAGCTGCCACAGAACATCTCCTCCATCGGGCTCGCTGCTTCCGAAGTAGAGCGAACCGTCTTCCTTCTCGCCGATGATGATGCACAGCTTCAGGTCAGCCTTCGCGGCTTGCGAGAGGATGCGCTCCACGGGAATCGGAATGGTGGTGATCACCGGCAAGATCACCACGTTGTCTTCGCTCACGGTCGATCCTCCTGGCCCTTCGCCTCCAGCATGTCGGCGGCCTGCTCTAGTGCCGCGACGGTCGCCAGCACCTCGATCCGCACCGGGTCCATCGCGCGCATCCGGGCAGCCATCCGCCGCACTGCCGCAGCAGCAGCAGGAAAGGCGCTAGACCGCAGCCGGTCGCGCTCGGCCTCGACTTCAGCAGGCATCAGGCAGGGGCCGAGGTAGCGCCAGCCTTGACGCACCATCCATTCCGGTTCCGCCTGCGATATCCAGAAGTCGCGACAATGGCGCCATGCAGGACGTGCCCAGAGCGCAGGTACCGGCCCCTCGGAACTTGCCAGCCAATGCCACCCATCACGCTCCGGGTTCTGCGGGCGCCCGTCCCATGCGTCGGTCATGCACGGTCATCCTTTGCTGCGTGCCAATTCTTGCGTGGGCAAGCCGGGTTCTCGCACTCGCGGTTAGCACCCGGTGGGCAGATGCAACCGACCTGCATCGGAGCGGGCTCCGCAAACCCCATTTTCAGTATCGAATAGGATGGATACTTCTGGCATCCGTTCTTGGCGCAAATGACACTGGCACAAACGCAGGTGTTAGTAATCATGTCTGGTTTTCCCCGAGCGCAGCGCGGGCAGTTTTCTTGAACTGCTCAACGAGAGGCGCGCACTCGGCAGCAACTTCGATGTGGCCCTTTGCTTCTGCATGGCCCTGTTTGTAGGCGTACTCGATGGCTATGTGGGCAAGGTGGATAAGCCTGTCGCGCTCTGCCCTCAGCCGCTCAATCTCGTCGGCCGCCTCGCGCTGGATGGCCGGCGCGTCGTAATGCCCGGCCAGCGCGCCCTCGGCCCGCAGCCGCTCCACGATGTCATTCACGGGTTTGTTCCTTCAGTTGCTTCGGCATTCGCGCGCATCCGAAATTGCTGCAAACCCAAATGCCGGGCATCGCTTGATACTGGCGGCAAGCTTGCTCTGGGTTGGGACAAGGCGGCGGGTTATCGCTGATTGAGTTGGCCTCCCCGAGTGCGGCACGGGCGCAGTTGCGGACCCTTGAGGCCAACACTTCAGCGTTCGCCACATTAGCTGGACTACCGTCGATATCGGCTAAAGCGCGCAGCGCCCTCCGCAGCCGATCGATCTCGTCAGAGGCGTCGGCGCCGGTTGCTTCAAGTAGGACGATATTGATTTGCAGCAGGTCGCGCTCGGTCTGTAGCCGCTCGATCTCGTCGGCGGCTTCATTTCGCAGCATGTTTTCGTCAACGCTGATGTGAATTCCGACCCGCAGCCGCTCCACAATGTCGGTCATGTCTGGTCCTCCCCGAGTGCTGCGCGGGCGAGATCACCATTGCTCATCAAGTTATCAAGGCACTGCTCGTAACCAGCGATGATCCGCAGCGCCAACCGCAGCCGGGCCCGCTCGACCCGAAGCCGCTCGATCTCGGTAGCTGCTTCTTCCATGTCGCTTTCAGTAGGTTCTGCATCTAAGCGCAGACGCTCCACGATGTCATTCATGGGTTTGTTCCTTCAATTGCTTCGGCATTCGCGCGCATCCGAAATTGCTGCAAACCCAAACGCCGGGCGTCGCTTGATACTGGCGGCAAGCTTGCTCTGGGTTGGGGCAAGGCGGCGGGTTGTCGCTGATTGAGTTGAGCTCCCCAAGAGCAGCGCGGGCGGCCTTCTTGAACCGCTCAACGAAAGGCGCGCACTCGGCAGCGAACTCGATGTGGCCCCTTGCGTCGGCATAGGCCTGCTTGCGGGCGTACTCGATGGCTAGGTGGGCGAGGTCGATAATGTGAACACGTTCAGCCTGCAGCCGCTCCATGCCCTGCACCAGGCGCGACATGTCGATCGCCGTGACGTTGCCGCCGTTCATGACGTGCATGTGCAGGCGCCGAGCCTGCGCGAGAACCTCATCCGACACCGGCCTTCTCCCTCGAGACGTGCTTCGCCCACAGCGCCTCGGCCTCGTCCCAGCGCCGCTCCAGGTTCGCCAGCTCGCGCTGGCACTGCCAGTACTCCTGGCTGTCGTCATACGCCTGCTTGATGAACTGGCGCCTGATCTCGATCGCGCCCATCAGGACGCGCAGCGTCTCAGGGATGTTGCCGGCCGCATGCGGCTTCGCCGGCGACGCCGAGAGCGCATGCTGGGCCCGCTCGATCCACGGTAGGATGTCCTTGTGGGCCTTCGCGAGATCCGCCGCCAGGCGATCACGCTCGCCCCGCAACCACTCGATCTCATCCGCCGCCTGGCTCAGGGTCGCCGCCGTCGCGCCGCACGCCCACTGAGCCCCGTCCCGCATCAGCCGCAGCTCGTCGACGATATCGCTCACTGGCGCACCGCCATGATACAAGCGACGCTCTCCGGGTTCACGCACGCGGCCTGGCGCAGCGCGGCCTGGTGGGTGTTATAATTGAGGATGAGCCCCGCACCGCAGAGCACGATCGTCCCCACCGCAGCGCAGATCGCCAGCCACACCTTCGTCTCATCGCTCATGGTTCTTCCTCCCCTTCTCGCGCATCCGCGCCTCCGCCTCGACCTCGCGCAGGTACGCGTTTGCAATCGCCACCTGCGTGATCTCCACCGCCTGCCCCGCCACCACCTTGACGCCCCAAGCCGAAGCCACGGCCGCCAGACGCGCCGGATCTCGCTCCATCACCCGCACCCTCACGCGGCCTTTCCCGAGACCTGGATGAGCGGGCAGGCCCAGTGCGGCAGCTTCACCACCAGCCAGCCGTCCTCGAACGACCAGGGCACGTCCTGCGCCGGCTTCTTCCCCTCCAGCTTCACATCAGTCAGCGGCACCGTGATCGTGCAGGCCTTGTCCTTCCAGGCGACATGCCGGCTTTCCTGCTTCGACATCCCCGGTGCCGCCCTCTGCACGCGCAGCTTGCCGCTCATCCGGTCGCGCTCAACGATCACCCGCGGCACCGGCGCGCCCTTGTCGTTCTTCTCCAGCCCCAGCCGCTCGCAGATCGAGCGCCCCAACGACACAGCCAGCGTTGGCGTGGCCCGGCCACCCGGAATACGCCACGAGACCGTCACCTGATCCGCAAAGCGAGGCGGCGTCACAACACGCTCCCAGCTCATGCTCCTTCCTCCTTCTTCCCCTTCGGCGCCGTCGCCGATTTTGCCCGGTAGCGCACCACCCGAACCAGCCCGAGCGCGTCCAAGATCGACTGGCCCGGCGGCCGGAGCGCGTTGATCACATCACTAACGTATGCGGGCGAAACCCCATGCTTCTCCGCCCACGCCTTTTGGCTTCCCGCCGCCTTGCAGGCGGCCGACAGGCGCCGGCAGACCTCGATGCTGTCCAGGTAAATCTCAGCCATCACCGCACCAGCGCCAGGATCAGCGTGCCCGCGATGATCGTGCCAATGAACGAGGCCAGCATGATCCCACCAAATGCCAGCAGCAGCTGGCCGAAGTCAGTCCGAAAGAACCCACGCGTGTTGTTCATCTCATCCTCCTGTCCGCGTATCCGCGGATCGTAAAACGGGGGTTGCTCAGTTGGCAACCTGCTGGGCAACAGAACGCGGCGCCACCGCCTGGCGGAAGCGCTCCCGCGCCAGCGCCAGCCGCAACCGCGGGCCCTCGGCCCCTTCAGTGATCGGCACCGCCAGCACCGCATCCACCGCGTCCAGAAGCCGCTGCAAGCCAGGCCGCAGCTCCTCCACAACCACGTCCGGCGCAGGCCCCTCGAGCTGCGTCATGTCCACCTCCGACCCTTGCGCGCATAGGTCTGCGGCGCCGAAGGCACGGGGCCCAGGTAGGAGCCGGAAATCTTGTCCCGTATCTCCCTCGGCGTCAGCCAGTTCTTGCGGCCCTCCATCAGCCAGCCCTGCCAGGCTCGACCCCACCAGACGATGTACGGGCCGACGTAGTGGTAGCCGTCAAACGCAGCGAAATCGGGCACCCCATCCCACTCGTCTCTGGTGCGCAGGAGCGGGTCTCCGACCCAGCGCTCGATCTCCTTCAGCGTCACCTGACCGAGGTTGGGCTGCTCCAGGAACTCCTGCGCCGATACCCGCTTCGCCTGCTCGCGGCTGGTGATGCCCATGTTCTTCAGGGCCTGGCGCGCACGACAGCTGAGAAGCCCGATCCCGTCGGCCATGTTCTTCTCTTCGGCCAAGCGTGCGCGAAACCGATGAATGTGCTGATCGACAGACTGAACCGAGAGCTTGAAGCGCTCAGATATGGCCGCGAGCGTCATGCCCGCATCGCGCATCTCAAGCATCGCTTGCTTGGTTTCGCGGGAGATCATCGCGCCCTCCCCCGAACCTTCAGGAACGGATGCGTGCCCTTCCGCGCCGCCTCCCAGGCTGCCGATACGTCAAATGACGTTGTGTCAGTGTCCAGCGTCAGCACCTCCATGGCCTCTCGGATCCGCCCAGCTTGCAGGTGCTCGATCGCCCGCTCGACCATCAGGACGTCCCCCGCCAGGGCCCTGTTCGCGACCTTGTCGCCAACCTTCGCGCGGCCCCGCAGCTCCTCCACCAGCAGCGGCGTGCTCAGCTCCTCCAGGACATCGAACTCGTCGACGTCCACCGTCACCATGACCATGTTCCGTCTCCTCCTCAGATCCAGCCCAGCAGGGCCAGCCATGTCGCGCCCACCATGGACGCACCCCAGACCACGGCCGGGCCAAGCGCGGCACCGACCCCGAACCACATCAGCACCGCTTGCGTGTCCGCGTTCATGGCGCCTTCTCCTTCTTCAGCGCGATCATCACGTCGCAGGCGACGCCCGTCGCGTCGTCCCGCAACCACATCAAGCCCATCGTGACCGCCGTCGGCATGGCCAGCCGCTCAGCGTCATCACGCAGGTCGGCCAACAGCTCTCGGACATTGACCAGGGCCTCAAGGAACTCGTCCGCCGTGCGGGGCGCGCGCTCGCTCATGGCGTCGGCGCCTTGAGCGCGTCGGCAGCTCGCTCTATCGCCCACTCAAAAGCCTCCCACGACCCGTGACAGACAACGTCGATCGGCGGGGTCTCAATCTCCTCAAGAACTCCCCGCAGCCGGTGGATCTCGGCCCGCAGCCGCTCGATCTCGGCAGCGGCTTCGTCCAGCGGTTCGCCGATTGCTGGCTGCATTTCGTCGCGCCACTCCACAGCGTAAGCCCGCAACCGTTCCACGATGTCGGTCATGACGTCAGCGCCTCCCGAGCCGACCGCGTCAGCGTCTCGGCCAGCCGCAGCGCCTGCATCGGCGTCAGCCTCGCGACGCGGTCGTCCTTGCTCTCGACGCCATGCAGCACGAGCTGCACCTCGCCGGGGTGGGCGTATGCGAAGGCGTCCCGCACGGGGCCCATAACCCGATCGCTCATGGCTTGCTGCCTCCGAAGCGTCGAACGATCTCGTCCGCGCCAACCGCCGCCAGAAGAAGCCCGACGGCCACGAGCGGGTCGAAGCTGACGGCGACGACCACGCAGAACAAAAACCAGATCAGCTTGAATTGGAGGCTCATCACGCCGCCTCCCGCACCGAGACCGCCGCCGCATCAGCAGCAACCGAGGCCCAGAACTCCGCCTCGCGGCGCCAGCCCATCATGGTCTCGAACCAGTGATGGCTGCGGTAGGCCGCCACCTCGTGCTCGTCGTAGCGCATGGCCGAGGCCTTCTCGGCCCGGTCCATGGCCAGCGCCTCGTTCGCCAGAGCCTGCGCCTGGGCCGCAGCCGGATCTGTCGACAGGCCAGCCGACCAGCCCCAGGTCTCCATCTGGTAGGGGAACTTCACCGACGCAAAGCGGCGATCGGCGACCTCGAGGAAATATCCGACAGCAGGCATCTCAGCGGCCCTTCTTCGAGGTGACGGGAACCAGCCGAACCATCCGCAGGTCGTTCGGCTCCTTCATGCGGCGCAGCATCCCGAGCGCGACCAGCTTGTCCGCCGTCCGCGTCACCGCCGGCTTGTTCAGGCCCAGAACCTCGGCGATCGCACCCGTCGACACGCCCGGGTTGGCGCGCACCGTCATCAGGATCGCCATCTGGCGGCAGGTCAGGAGATCCTCCTGCGCCCACTCCAGGAAGGGACGCACCGCGTCCGGCAGCGTCATACCAGAGGCCTGGCTTTCGACCGGACGAGGCCCGACGCGGCTCTTGCCGGGGCGGATCTTAGAACCAGAAGCGAGCATCTTTCGCATCTCCATCGGGGGCCGATGAGCCGGCGCCCGTGAGACGATTTGTCGCCGTTTTGCGATTGGGCTGTCAACCCCCAGTCAGCGGATCCGTAAATTATTTTGCGTCGGGTAGCGAATAGGTGATCAGGTCTCCTTCCAGCTTCACCGCCTGCCCCGTCGCTGACAGCCGCTCAAGGTTCTGACGCATCGTCATGCTGAGAACCTCCCGACCGAACTGCGGCGCAAGGTCGCACATCTCCCGCACCGACATCGGCCGGCCAGCCCAGCGCAGCATCTCCAGCACATAGCTGCCGCCCCGAGGCCTGCCCCGAGGACGCCGCAGCGTCGGCAGCTGCGGGGGCGGCGCAGCCTCGAGCGCGCTCGCAACCGCCCGCAGCCAAGCCAGAACCTCCGGCGGAACCGCCTCCGCGCCAGCCACCCAGCGAGCCCCAGCAGCCTCCGAAGCCCCAACGCGCAGCGCAACCTGGCGCACAGACCACCCGCAGCTCAACAGCAGCCTCTTCAGCTCGGCAGCGTCTGAGGCCATCCGAGCCTGCTTCTGTATATGTCCGGCCATTTTATTCAGCTCCGCAAAATTGAGGTGGACGACCAGCATACAGACTATTGGCTCGGCGCATCAAGGGCCGAGATGCTCTATTTTTCCGGCAAATATTCGGATCTTCTATGCCTCCGAGAGCCCGATCGGCTGCAGAGTTTCGGCCCCTCCGGGAGGCCCAAGAATAGCAATTCGGTTGCGAAAACCCCGGAAACTCTTCAAGCCCGTGAAGCGTTGCGGGTAATGGCTCAAGCCGGAAACCCGCAGAAAACCGCCAAAAACCAAACTGTTAATTCTTAAGTCTTCAGCTCAGAGGTAAACAAGGGAACAGGGAGAGAAAGGTATTCAATCACTCACCTATAAGCCCACCCCCTTAGAGGAGAGTAAGATAGGAGAGAATATTTTTAATTGTATGATTAATAAAAGAGGCAGCAATATCAATGGCTTAGCCCCGATCTACGGTTCAAGCTGGGGTTGAGCCGGTGGGAGCCCTTATTTTCTGCGGGCTTCCGCCGATTGCCCCTTGCGCCCCGTCCCAGCCCAGCGATACCTTCCAGCCCAGCCCGATGTCAGCGCCCAGAGCCATGACCGCCCGATCGAAGACCCCCGCCGAGCCCACCAACGCCGAACGCCCGAAGCGCGCCCAGAACGCCAAGCCCCGCAAGAACGCCGCCAAGCCCGCCGAGCCGACGCCCCACTGGACCCAATTGCGTAGCCAAAAAAACACCGACGCAAAGCCCGCCAAGCGACCCGCGACCGAAATCGTCTTCGAGCAACGACAGCGCGCAGGCCGAGGCATCGAGCACATCCCGACCGACGAAACCCGCGAAATGGTCGTCAACCTCGCCTTCGCCGGGATCCCGCAAGAACGCATCGCCGCCTGCCTGTCCATCAGCCACGACACGCTCAGCCGCCACTACGCCCACGAAATCGGACCCGCCGTCGACAACCTCCTCGCCGAATGCGTCCACGCCGGCCTCACCCAGCGCGCCCGCATGGGCGACGTCACCGCCGCCATCTGGCTGACGAAGTCCCGCCTGCGCTGGTCCGAGAAGCAGGACATCACGATCTCCGGCGGCGAGAAGCCCCTCGAGGTCTCCGTCCAGTCCCAGCTCGTCGAAAAGCTCGTCGCCGCGATCGAAAGCCGCCGCGCCAACCGCAAGCCGGACGCCTGAGCGCGTAGCCCCCGCATGGGCAGCCCAACTGAAGCCGACCGCCGCCGGGGTCCGAAGCTCGCGCCCGTCCCCCTGACGCTGGAGGAGGCCAACGACTTCGTCTCCCGGCACCACAGGCACCACCGGCCCGTGGTGGGCCACAAGTTCTCAATCGGCGCCGTCGCCGATGGGCGCATCGTCGGCGTCTGCATCGTCGGTCGCCCCGTCTCCCGCGCTCGCGATGATGGCCTGACCCTTGAGGTCACGCGCCTCTGCAGCGACGGCACGCGCAACGCCTGCTCGTTTCTCTACGGGGCCGCCGCCCGCGCCGCCTTCGCCCTCGGCCATCGCCGCATCGGCACCTACATCCGGGCCGACGAGACCGGCGCCACGCTTCGGGCCGCCGGCTGGCGCTTCATCGCCGAGGTCAAGGGGCGATCATGGGATACCCCGTCCAGGCCGCGCGTCGACAAGACCGACGTGATCAACCGCTCGCTCTTTGAGGCCCAGGTGCCGACATGAGCGCGCTGACGCCCGCCGAAATCGAACTCATCGCCAAGCTCCCCGACGACGTCGCCCGAGGCCTCCTCTGGCACGCCGAGTGGATGGACAAGGCCCTCGACCACCAGCTCGTCCCCGCCGGCGACTGGTGGTCGCTCTGGCTGCTCCTCGCAGGCCGCGGCGCCGGCAAGGCGCTCGCGCTCGACACCCCCCTGCCAACGCTGGGCGGCTGGACTACCATGGGCGAGGTCAAGGCCGGAGATACCCTGTTCGACGAGCAAGGCCGCCCCTGCCGCGTCATCGAGGCGCACCCGGTCATGGTCGATCGGCCGTGTTACCGCGTCACCTTCAGCGACGGATCTGAGATCATAGCCGACGGTGAGCACCTGTGGCGCACCGAGACGCGCAAGGCGCGCAAAGCCGCCGGCCGCTGCGCGGGCACCGGCGACCCGCGAAAGCCGCAGTGCCAGCCCGCCTCCCATCGCAACACGTTCACCACCGACGAGATCCGCGCGTCGCTCATGGACGGGCGCGAGATCAATCACGCGGTGCGCGTCTGCCTCCCCTTGGAGCTTCCAGAACAGCAACTGCCCATTCACCCCTACGTCCTGGGGGCCTGGCTGGGCGACGGCAGCTCCGCCTGCGGCGAAATCACCACCGCCGACCCCGAGGTGCTTGAGGAGATCAAACGCTGCGGCGAGACGATCGGAAAGTCGCGCGAGACCGGAAACGCATCCCGCACTTACGCCATCTCCCCCGCGAAAGCGTTGTGGGTGCCCGGCAAGAGCGGCTGCCAACCGAACCCGGCGTCGCTTACCCACCGGCTGAGTAAGCTGGGCGTTCTGCGCAACAAGCACGTTCCCGCCTCGTACCTGCGCGCCTCCGCCGAACAGCGCCTTGCCCTACTGCAGGGGCTCATGGACACCGACGGCTACGTCTCCGACCGCGGCATCGCCGAGTTCTGCACGACCAAGCGCCCGATCGCTGACGCCGTCTTCGACCTCGTGTCGGGCCTCGGCATGAAGGCGACGCTGCGCGAAGCCCGCGCGACCCTAAGCGGTCGCGACTGCGGTCCGAAGTACCGCGTCAACTTCACGCCCTACGCGCCCGTCTTCCGCCTGCCCCGCAAGCTCGCCCGCATCAAGGCCGGAGACGGCAGCCAGGCCGACCGCCAGCGCCGTCGATACATCGTCGCCGTCGAGCCCGTACCCAGCGTGCCCGTGCGCTGCGTCACGGTCGACAGCCCGTCTCGCCTCTACCTCTGCGGCCGGGCGATGATCCCGACCCACAACACCCGCACCTCCGCCGAGACCATCGGCTGGTGGGCGTGGTCCATGCCCGGCACCCGGTGGCTCGTCTCCGCACCGACCTACGGCGACCTTGTCGGCACCTGCTTCGAGGGCGAGAGCGGCCTGCTCGCCGTCATCCCGCACGAGCTGATCGAGCCCACCTCCAGCGGCGCCCTGTACAACAAGACCGACGTCGAGCTGCGCCTCAAGAACGGCAGCCTCATCAAGGGCATCTCCGCCGAGAACCCCGAGCGCTTCCGCGGCCCTCAGTTCCACGGCGGATGGCTCGACGAGCTGGCGGCCTGGCAGCGGGCCGAGGAAGCCTTCGACATGCTCATGTTTGGCATGCGCCTGGGCGATCGGCCGCGCATCGTGATCTCCACCACGCCCAAGCCGAAGCCCATCATCACCCGGCTGCTGAAGCGCGAAGGCAAGGACGTCACCGTCTCCCGCGCCTCGACCTACGCCAACCTCGCCAACCTGGCGCCCACCTTCCGCGAGCAGATCCTGCAGTACGAGGGCACCGCCCTCGGCCGGCAGGAGATCCACGCCGAGGTGCTCGACCCGGCCGATCAGGGCATCATCAAGCGCTCCTGGATCCAGCTCTGGCCGGCCGACAAGCCGCTGCCGGTCTTCGACCTGATCGTGCTCTCGCTCGACACCGCCTTCACCGAGGCCACGCGCAACTCAAAGACCGGCGACGCCGACTACACCGGGTGCAGCGTCTGGGGCCTCTTCCGCGAAGACCGCCAGGACGGCGTCCTCCTGCTCGACTGCTGGCAGGAACGCCTCGGCATGCCCGACCTGATCGACCGCACGAAGCGCGAGATGGCGGTGCAGTACGGCGACCGCGACAAGCCCCTGATCGCCCCGATCTACGGCGCGCCCCTGCTCGGCACCTCGGGCCGGAAGCCCGACCTGTGCGTGATCGAGGACAAGGGCAGCGGCATCAGCCTGCGCCAGATGCTCGCCCGCGAAGGCCTCCAGGCGGTGGCCTACAACCCCGGCCGCGCCAGCAAGCTCGAGCGCCTGCACATGGTCAGCCACCTCTTCGCCAACGGCATGGTCTGGGTCGTCGAGAGCGACAAGCGCCCCGGCCAGCCCCGATCCTGGGCCGATCCCCTCATTGAGCAGCTCTGCAGCTTCTCCGGCGAGAAGAGCATCGCCCACGACGACCTCGTCGACAGCTCGACCCAGGCGCTGCGGGTGATCGTGGACAAGATGGGGGTTTCGGTTGCCAACCCGCGCGAAATCGACGAATACTGGCAGCCTAGCAGGAGGCGGGCCAACCCCTATGCGGCATGACCCGAGAGCAGCGACTTCTCTGACTGGCGCCGGCCGGATCGCCTCCACGCGGCCGTGCGACGGGGCGGTGACGGCGTGAGCCGCGCGAAAGCTGTCGGCGCGTTGGCTCGCGCCGTCACTGGCTCCGCCGAGCGCGCCGCCCCCGAGGCCTCGACCGGCGTTCGCGCCTACCACGGCAGCCCGCACGACTTCGCCGCCGAGCGTTTGATCCGGCGCCCTAGCGGCCAGACCGAGTACCTCGTTGGCGCGCCCGATCGCCTGCCCGACGTACCAGAGGGCGCGGCCGTGCTTGAGGACTTCCCGCTCGGCCGCTTCCGGCTCGACAAGATGGGCACGGGCGAAGGTAACCAAGCCTATGGCTCGGGCGGCTACTTCGGCGAGGCTGAAGCGACCGCCCGCACCTATCGCGACCAGCTGTCCGCCGACGCGACTGGCGACGTGAACCGCTTCGTGAACACGAACATGGGTTACCTTCGCTCGCCGGAGGAGGTCGCCGAGCGCTTCCGCGCCTTCGCCGAAATGCCGCGCCTCGCCGACCCGGCTACGCGCCGCGTCGCGGACGACCCGCAGGCGATGCGGATGATCGACCGCCTCGTGCGCGGTCAGGGGCCATACGAGCAAGGGCGCGCCACGCCCGACGACCTCGTGCGCGTCTACGGCGACCTCGACGCCCGGCTTCGGGCGCTGGCCCCGGGCCGCATGTACGAAGTCGAGCTGGGCGTTCAGCCCGCCGACCTGCTCGACTGGGATGCGCCCGTTTTCAGGCAGGACATCAGCGAACTGCTGCCCGGCATGCGCCAGTACGGCCGCATCGAAAGCGCAGTGCCCGCAAGCGCGACTGGCGGAGAGTTTTACGAAGCGGCCGAGGGCATCCTCGGCAGCAGGGAAAGCGCGTCTCGCGCCCTCCGCGAGGCCGGCATCCCCGGCATCCGCTACCTCGACGCCGGCAGCCGAGGCGCTCGCAACGTCGACGTCTCGCCCATCGTCCAGCCCGACGGTCGCGTGAGCTGGGGGGTCTACCAAGGCGCCGCCGCGCAACGCCCGATCGCGGAGTTCGCGAACGAGGCCGAGGCGATCGCCCATGCGGACAAGCTGAACACCCGCAACTACGTCATCTTCGACGAGCGCCTCATCCGCATCGTCCGCAAGTACGGCATCGCCGGTCTGGCAGCCGCGCTCGGCGTCAGCTACCCCGAGGCCGCCGCGCTCGCCGCCGAGCAGGGCATCGAGGACGACATGCCCCGCTTCGCCATGGGCGGCCAAGTCGACCCGAACGAGGCAAACCCGAACTACGCCGGCGACGAAGGCATCACCGCCACCGAGCGCTCGCTCGAGGGCATCGCCCAGCCCCAGCGCCTTGCAGCTGGCGGCCAAGCTCGCGGCGGCCCCCGCCGCCCCGCCCCGACGGCGGAGGAGCGCGCCGCGCTCTACACGCGCCTCGAGCAGCAGTACGACCTGCCGGAGGGCTACCTCGCTCGCGTCCGCGCGATTGAGAGCAGCGACGGCACGCGCCTGTTCAACCGCAACTCGCGCGCCGCCGGCCCCTTCCAGTTCATCCCCCGCACGGCCACGGCCATGGGCCTGCGCGATCCCTACGACGAGGTCGCCTCCGCCGAGGCCGCGGCCCGCCTGGCGGCCGACAACGCGCGCGCCCTGCGTCGGCGCGGCTTCGAGGTCGACGCCCCGACGCTCTACCTCGCGCATCAGCAGGGCGCGACGGGCGCCGTCAGCCTGCTGCAGGGCAACCGCCCGGCCGTTGACATCGTGGGCCGGAACGCCGTTCTCTGGAACGCCGGCAACGAGAACATGACCGGCCCCGAGTTCGCTGGCCGCGTGCTCGACCACTTCCGCGGCGTGCCAGCTCAGCCGCCCCAGGCCGCGGCTCCAGCCGAGCCGCCCCCCATCCCCCGCATCGGCGCCGTCCCGCCGCCCCAGCAGCAGACCGCTGCTCCGGCCGCTCAGGCGCCCATGCCGATCCCGTTCCCGCCCCCGCCTGCCCCGCCGGTGCCGGCCGCACGTCAGCGCCGCGCCGATGATCCGAGCGTGATGCGCGACGTGATCGCGGGCCTTGAGATGCAGGGCTCGGGCGCCGGTCAGCCCAGCCCGATCGAGCGCCACCTGCAGATGGTCCAGCAGGGCCAGCGCCGGTACGCCACCGCGATGCCGGAGCAGGAGCCCGCTATGATGGCGCAGGGTGGCCTGGCCAGGATGCTGGGCGCCATGGGCCGCGGCAACGACACCCTCGTCGCGCACATCACGCCCCGCGAGGCGCTGATGCTGGCCGCCATGGGCGGATCCGGCACCACGAACCCGTACACCGGCTTCCTTGAGTTCGACGACGGCGGCGGTGGCGATGGCGGCGGCGGAGATGGATCCGACGGCGGCGGCGGCGACAGCGGTGGTGGCGGCGAAGAGGGTGGCGGCAGTAGCGAGGACAGTGGCCCCGGCGAAGGCCCTGGCGCTGGTCCCGATGCCGCCGCGGCCGTCAGCGACGCCATTGGCGCCGGCTTCGGCCCCGAGAGTTCCGGCTACGGCAATCAGGGCGGCCCTGGACCCAATGCGTCTGCCGGGATGTCCTCGGCGGATCCCGAAGGCACGTCTCAGGCGGCGAATATGTCGACGGCCACCGCCGCTCAGCAGGCCGGCCTCGGCGTGGGCATCGCCGACACCGGCGGCGTGAACCCGACCGGGTTCGCCAACGCTCCAAGCCTGGCCGAGGCGCTCGGCGCCTATGGTCGAGGCGACATCGGCCTGAACCAGGCGATCGGCTTTGGCCTGCAGAGCGCCCTTTCGCCGCCGGGCGTTCAAATCGGCACTTTGACGGATAATCTCGGGCTGCAGAGCCAGGCCGCCTCAATCAATCCCGTGGGCCTCGGGGCTGGGCTTGCTGGTCTCGCCGCCGGCATCGCCACTGGCCTTCCGGGCCTCGGCCTAGCTGCGGGCTACCTCGGATCTCAGCTCGGCAACGCTCTGGGCGTTGCGCCGAGCATTGTCAGCTACACGCCCGGCGAGGGCCCCGCCTCTAACCCCGACAGCGGCGGTGGCGAGAGCGACCCGAACCCGCCTGGTGTCGGCTTCAACCTGCTCCCGGATCCGGTGCAGACTACGTCGGCCCCGACCCCGGTTCCGCAGCCCGCGCCGGCCCCCGGCACGCGCGGCTTCTCCCCCCTCTCCGGCGACCCGACCCGCTACGGCTTCGGGGCCGAGCGCAGCTTCTACACACCAGGCTTCGCCGAGGGCGGCCAGGTATCGCCCGAGCTGAGCTACGAGGCGCAGCGCTTCCTGGACCTGATCCGCGAGGCGGACCTCGAGACCTCCGGCGGTGGGGTCTTCACCCCGATCCGCGGCGGCAGGGTAGTTGCCGGCGGCGTCAACGCGCGCGCCGCTGTCCCGGTCGGCCGTGATGGTGCCGCGCTCGACTTCTCCGCCGGACAGCAGGGCGTGTCCGCCAGCGGGCGCGGCTTTCGCAGCAACCAGAGCCGCATGACCGGCGCCGGCGTCGGCTACACGACCCCGAGCGGCGGGCGCCTCTCGCTCGACTACCATGACCGCATGATGGGCGATCCCGACACGCTCCCGGGCGCGGATCCGATCGAGCTGATGGACCGCCCGGCTCCGTCGCGCGGTCTCCGCCTCGGCTACCGGCGAGAGTTCTGATGCACACGCCTCGCCACACCGCCACCCGCGGTGCCCTCGCCAGGGCGGCAGCCTCCGCGCCGATGCCTGTGCGCAGGTCTCCGCTCGCGCTCGCCTCTGGTGGGCGCGCTTCTGACGCCGATCGCCCGGCGCGCCGCACCCTGCGCGACGAGCTGCGCGACATCGAGGCCCAGATCCGCGGCGAGCGCCCCGCCAGCGCCGGCGTCACGATCGCCCGCGGCTTCGGCGAGGGCTTCGGCGGCATCGTCTCCCCCGCCACCGCGCGCGCCATCCAGATGACCACGCGCTTGCCGCAGGACGCCCGCTTCCTGCAGGCGGTGGAGAACACGCCTGGCGCACGGATCACCGACGACGGCCTCCAGCTGGAGCTGCTGCGTTACCAGAAGCCCGAGCAGGCCGGGGCCGAGGCCATCCGCGAGGGCGTCTTCTACCTGCCGGCCACGCTCCCCACCCGCAGCGTCGGCACCTACCGGGCGCCGAACACCGCCGGTTACGGCGGCTCCGAGATGGTGCGAGGCGAGACGCTCCTGCGCGCGCCTTTGGCCGTTCCCGGCAACACGGGCGGCTCGGTGCCCGAGCGCGCGTTCCGCGAGCTGACCAACGAGGCGACGCTACTGCAGATGCTGTCCGACAGCCGATACGCCGCGAACGCGCCTCTTGCCGGCCGCGACTATTACCGCAACGTCGAAGACTTCCTGGACCTCTGGGGCGGCAACCCAGCTCTGGCGACCGAGCTGGTGAACAACAGCCGCGTCGGCAATCGCATGCGCTATGCTCTGCAAGAGCACGTCATCGGCAACCGGGCGAGGAAGTACGGTTACGACAGCATCGTCGGCACGGGCGCCCGCAAGCCGCGCATCAGCGAGGTGTTCGATCTCCGCGAGGCAGCGTATCCTGTCCCTGGCGCTCCAGAGTTTGAGATGCTGGTGCCTCACTTCGACGAGCTGTTGCGGTGACCGCCTCGCTCCCCCTTCCAGATCGTAACGAGATCCGATGACGCCCGACGACCTCGACCTCCCCGACGATGACGACAACGGCGACGGGCAGCTCATGCCGCTCGACGTCGACGACAGCGTCGAGGACACCGACGACGGCGGCGCGATCGTGCGCCTCGATGACGAAGATCAGGTCGAGGACAACCCCGACCACTTCGCCAACCTGGCGGAGGCGCTGCCCGACAGCGTGCTGTCGACGGTCGCGACCGAGCTGTACGACAAAGTCACCCGCGACAAAGAAGCGCGCAAGAAGCGCGACGAGCAGTATGAGGAAGGCCTGCGCCGCACCGGGCTCGGTGACGATGCGCCTGGCGGTGCCCAGTTCGAGGGCGCGTCCCGTGTTGTCCACCCGCTCCTGACCGAGGCAGCCGTCGACTTCGCCGCCCGCGCGCTGAAGGAGCTGCTGCCGCCCGACGGCCCGGTGAAGACCAAGATCCCGGGCGAGGTCACGCAGAAGAAGCTCGACAAGGCTGAGCGCAAGAAGCGCTACATGAACTGGCAGCTGACCGAGCAGATGACGGAGTTCCGGCCCGAGCTGGAGCAGACCATCACGCAGGTTCCGCTCGGCGGCGCCCAGTACCTGAAGCTGTACTGGGACGCGCGCCTGAAGCGCCCGCGCGCCATGTTCGTGCCGATCGACGATATGTACCTGCCGTTCGCCGCCACCTCGTTCGAGACGGCTGAGCGCCGGACGCACGTCCAGTACCTGACGGAGCTGGAGTATAGCCGACGCGTCCGCTCGGGAATGTACCGCGACGTCGACCTGATGCCGGAGACCCAGATCGACCAGACGGGTCCGGCCAAGGCCAACGACAAGATCGAGGGCCGCGACCAGGACGCCTACAACGACGACGGCCTGCGCACGATCTTCGAGATCTACTGCCACGCCGAGATCGAGAACGAGGACGAGGACGAGCCTCCGTCCCCCTACGTCGTGACGATCGACAAGCACACGCGCGCGGTCCTCTCGATCTACCGCAACTGGGATCCCGAGGACGAGCGCCGCGAGGAGCTGCACTGGTTCGTTGAGTGGCCCTTCATCCCCTGGCGCGGCGCGTACCCGATTGGCCTTCCGCACATGATCGGCGGCCTCTCGGGCGCGTCCACCGGCGCCCTCCGCGCCCTGCTCGACAGCGCCCACATCAGCAACTCGCAGACCCTCCTGCGGATGCGCTCCGCCGGCAAGGGCGGCCAGTCGATGTCGATCGACCCGGCTTCGATCAACGAGATCGAGGCGCCGCTGAACGTCGACGACATCCGCAAGGCCATCATGCCTCTGCCGTACAACCAGCCGAGCCCGGTGCTGTTCCAGCTGCTGGGCTTCATGGTGGACGCAGGCAAGAACGTCGTCCGCACCAGCTTCGACAAGCTGGGCGAAGTGAACCAGAACCAGCCGGTCGGCACCACGCTCGCGCTCATCGAGCAGGGCATGACCGTCTTCTCCTCCATCCACGCGCGCCTGCACGCCGCGATGGGCCGGGCGCTGCGGATCCTGCACCGGATCAACTGCACCTACCTTGAGGAGAGCGAGGTCTACGACGACACCGGCGAGATCATGGTCCGGCGCTCCGATTTCGAGGGCCCGCTTGACGTCGTCCCGGTCTCCGACCCGAACATCTTCTCCGACGTGCAGCGCCACGCCCAGGTCGCGCTCATCGCGCAGCGGGCCGCGGCGATGCCGCAGCTGTACGACCTGCGCAAGGTCGAGGAGATGATCCTCGAGCAGAGCAAGATCCCGGACGCGGCGAAGCGCCTCCTGCTGCCGAAGCCGGAGCCCGAGCGCATGAACCCGGTGAACGAGAACGTCGCCGCGACCATGTCGCGCCCGATCGTCGCCTTCCCCGACCAGGATCACGCGGCCCACATCAAGGTCCACCTGGACTTCCTGATGAGCCCCGTGTTCGGCCAGAACCCGGCCATCTCGCCGACCTTCGTGCCGTCCATGATCACGCACCTGCGCGACCACATCGCGCTCTGGTACGTGAACGCCGTGTTCAGCCTGACGAGCGAGGCTGCGGGCATGGACATCGCGCAGCTCATGGATCCGAAGGATCCCGAGGTAAACCAGAACTTCGACCGGCTCCTGGCGGTGGCGTCGGACGACGTCGTCGCGGCCGGCGGTCAGGCCCTGGCTCAGCTGCCGCCCATCCTGCAGCAGGCGATCCAGTACGTGCAGTCCATGCAGCCGAAGCCGACCGACCCCGGGCAGGTTCAGATGCAGGCCCTGCAGCAGCGCGCCCAGGCCGACGCCCAGCGCGCTCAGCTCGACCAGCAGAAGCTGGCCATCCAGCAGGCCGAAAGCCAGCGCGACGCGCAGCTTGACCAGATCAAGATGCAGGAGCGCGCCATGGAGCAGCAGACCGACATCGCCGTCGAGCAGATGCGCGCGAACGTCGACATCCAGCTCCAGGCCGAGCGCCAGGCTGCGGAGGACAAGCGCAAGATGGCCGAGCTGGCTGCGCGCCAGGCTATCAACACCCAGGACAACGACACCGCTCTGCGCATCTCCAGCGCCGAGATCCTCGCCGGCAATCGCTCGGGCCTCTCGACGGGCACCGGCATCAACCCGTCCCCGTGAAGGAGAGTGCCATGAAGACCCCGAACGCCAACCTGATCCCGCTGCGCAAGAACCTCGCCATGGGCAACAACCCCATGACGGGCAACAAGACCAACATGCCGAAGGCGCCAATCCGCTCGACCAACGGCAAATCCTCCGGCGGCGGCAAGGCTCCCGCGAAGTAATCCCAGAGCGATGCTTGCGTCCTGCTTGGCGGCACCATAATGTCAGAAGTGCGGATATTGTCCGCCCTGAAGCGCGAACTCAACGAGATCGCTCATCAGGCCATGAGCAGCCCGGCAGGACGCGATGCGTTCGAGTACGGGAGGGTGACCGGCATGTACGCCGGTCTGCAACGCGCGATCGAGGTTGTCGAAATGGCAATCGGAGATCGTCTTGAGGAGATGGACGGTGGCATCGAGCGTCACGTCGGAAAACCAGTCTACTGAGCGCCTGCGGCAGGCATTTCCGGCCGCGGATCCGGGCGTGGAACCAGCAGGATCGCGGATCCTGGTGCAGATCCGAACCCCGAAGATGAAGAGCGCGGGCGGCATCATCCTGACGTCCGAGACCAAGGACACGGAGAAGTGGAACACCCAGGTGGCGAAGGTTGTCGCCATGGGACCGCTCGCCTTCCGCAACCGCGACACCATGCAGGAGTGGAAAGAGGGCGCATGGTGCGGCCCTGGCGACTTCGTGCGCGTGCCCAAGTACGGCGGCGATCGGTGGGAAGTGCCCACTGAGAACCGCGACGAGCCGGCGATGTTCGTGATCTTCAACGACCTCGACGTGATCGGAAAGGTGACCGGCGACCCGCTGGCCATCAAGGCTTTCATCTGACGTTTGGCTGAAAGGAGCCGAGCATGAGTACCGAGAAGATCACCGAGAAGGACGACGACGACATCGTCGTCGTTGAGACGCCGCCCGATCAGGGCGACGAGCGCGACGAGCGCCTCTCCGCTGGGTCCGAAGGCGAGGACGGTCAGGAGGAGGGCGGCTCCGAAGAGGTCCGTGCGGCACGGCGTGAGGAGCGCCGCCGGGCCCGCGAGCGCCGCCGCAAGGGCAAAGAGATGACGCTGGCGGAGCTGGACGTCCTCCGCCGCCGCAACGAGGAACTTGAGCGCCGCCTGCAGTCCCTTGAGGGCCGCACGGTCCAGCAGGATCTGCGCGCGGTCGACGAGCGCCTCTCCACCGCCCAGCTGCGCGCCCAGCACGCCGAGCGCGTCCTGGCCGAGGCAGTGCAGGCCGGCGACGGCACCCGCACCGCCCAGGCCCTCCGGGCCCGGGACGAGGCGCTCAACGAGGCCCGCGAGCTGTCGGCGGTGAAGACCCGCTTCCAGCGCGCCGACGCCCCGCCGGAGCGCGTGGACCCGCGCCTGAAGACCCACGCCCAGGAGTGGATGGAAGATAACCCCTGGTACGATCCCGACGCCAAGGACGAGGACAGCGCGATCGTCAACGCGATCGACAATCGCTTGGCGGCTGAAGGCTGGGATCCGACCACGGCTGAATATTGGGACGAGCTGCAGCGCCGCGTCGAGAAGCGGCTGCCGTCCCGTGCCGGTGCGCCTCAGAAGCCTGGGCCGGCAACCCGTCGCGGCCCGCCAATTGGTGGTGGCCGGGAACATGCTTCGTCGTCTACAAAGAGGGAAGTCTACGTCAGCCCCGAGGCCAAGCAGGCCATGGTCGAGGCTGGCGTGTGGGATGACCCCGTGAAGCGCAAGCGAGTTCTTGCGCGCATGGCCGACGCTGAACGAAACGCAACTCGCTGATAGGAGTGAGTGACATGACCAACTCGATCGACGAACGCCTGAAGAAGAGCATGGGCTCGGACAAGTCTGACCGCGCGATGCAGGATCGCGCTGTGACGCAGGACCGAGAGCTGTCGGACAACGACCGCGTGTCCATGTTCCGCCAGTCGTTCTGGCAGTCTGCGCTGCCCGATCTGCCGGAGATCCCCGGCTATCACGTTTGCTGGCTCACAACCACCAACCCTCGCGACACCATCCAGGCTCGCATCCGTCTCGGATATGAGCCGATCACCCCGAAGGACGTGCCCGGCTGGGATTATGCCACTCTGAAGACGGGCGAATATCAGGGCTTCATCGGTGTCAACGAGATGCTGGCATTCAAGCTGCCCACGTCCCTGTACCAGCGGTACATGGCCGAGGCGCATCACAAGATGCCAATGGAGGAAGAGGGCAAGCTGGCCGAGACGGCCGACCTGATCCGCGAGCAGGCGCGCGCGATGGGGTCGAACGTGATGGAAGGCGATGGTACGGCGGACATGCGGCGCCACGTTCCCACGCCCATCTTCACCTAGAGAAGCGTGGGGTTCCCCAACCCCTTGCGTGAAAGAGACATAGGATGTCTTCGGTTAACGCACCGTTCGGGCTCCGCCCGGCGAAGCACCCCTCGGGGGTGATCCGTCAGGAGGCCGGCACTATCGCCTCCGCTTATGCTGCGAACATCTTCACGGGCCAGCCTGTGAAGATCGGCACCGACGGCACCCTCCAGGCCGCCGCCATCGGCGACGCCTTCGTGGGTTCGTTCCAGGGCTGCGAGTACACGCCGGTCACTGGCCGTCGCGTGGTCTCGAACGTGTGGCCCGCGAACACCGTCGCGACCGACATCGTCGCGTACTTCACGTCTGACCCGGAGATCGTCTACGAGATCCAGGCGGACGGCCCGGTGACGATTTCGGAAATCGGCCAGCAGGCCGACTTCACGAACATCACCGCGAGCAACGGGCTCGGCATGTCCACAGCGACGATGAACGCGACGACCTCCGCCAGCACGGCGGGGCAGCTCGCGGTCCTCAACATCGCCACCGACATCAACAACGTGCCCGGTGACGCTTTCACCATCGTTCAGGCCAAGATCGCGAAGCACCAGTTCGCGGCTGCCGTGAACCCGTTCTGAGGAGGGCCTGAGCCATGGCAATGCCGATGAACTCGACCCAGTTTCGGTCGATCGTTGAGCCCATCATCTCGGAAGAGTTCGATGGCATCTACGAGCAGCGCGCTGATGAGTACAAGCAGGTCTTCAAGGAGAGCCGCGGCACGCCGCGCAACTACCATGAAGAGCCGGTCCTGTACGGCTTCGGCGCGGCTCCTGAGCTGCCGGACGGCACCCCGGTCACCTACCAGTCGGGCGGTGTGCTGTTCATCCAGCGCTACCTCTACAAGGTCTACGGCCTCGCCTTCGCGCTGACGAAGGTGCTGGTCGAAGACGGCGACCACATCAAGATCGGGCAGACCTATGCCCGCCACCTTGCTCAGTCGCTGATCGAGACCAAGGAAACGCTGGGCGCGAACATCCTGAACCGCGCGTTCAACGGCGCGTTCGTTGGCGGCGACGGCGTGTCGCTGGTGTCCAACGCGCACCCGATCGTGAACGGCACGTTCAGCAACCAGCTCACGACCGCTGCGAACCTCTCGCAGACGTCGCTCGAGCAGCTGCTGGTCCAGATCCGCAACGCCGTCGACAACAACGGCAAGCGCATCCGGCTTCAGCCGACGAAGCTGGTGGTGTCGCCGTCGAACGTCTTCCAGGCGGAAGTGCTGCTGAAGAGCGTGCTGCGTGCCGGCACGAACTTCAACGACATCAACCCCGTGAACTCCATGGGGCTGCTGTCCGGCGGCCAGGCCAACCTGTCGCGTCTGACCTCCACCACCGCTTGGTGGGTGCAGACGGACGCGCCGGAAGGCCTGAAGCTGCTGATGCGCCGCTCGCTCGAGAAGAGCATGGAAGGCGACTTCGAGACCGACAGCATGCGCTACAAGGCCACCGAGCGTTACGCGTTCGGCTGGACCGACCCGCGCACCGTCTTTGGCACACCTGGGGTGTAGTCCTTTACGGGCATTAGTCCAAAGTGGTAGGGTCTTAACCGGCCCTACCACGAAGGACAAAGAAGATGCCGACCAAATGCCACATACATAATTGCTCAAGACCTTCTGTTTCTAATGGATTGTGCGACACTCATCGCAAGCGACTGGCTCGGCACGGAAATGTCGGCCAAACGAGGCCCAAAGACTGGGGCGCAAAAGAAAAACACCCAAAGTACAAGGCGTGGTGCGGCCTAAGACGATATCACTTTCTTTCTACTCCCCAAAAATGGCTCGATGATTTTTGGAGCTTTGTGGCTGAAACGCCCGAAAGACCGACAGGCCGCGCAAGAGCGCAAAGAATTGATGCTGGACAGCCGTGGGGAGCTGATAACTTTTACTGGAAAGAGCCTATAGTTGAATTAAAAAAGCGCGAAGATCGGGCCGCCTACATGCGCGAATATTCAGCAAAAATGCGCGCGGCAAATCCAAGCTATCACAAAAGTGCGTTTTTGCGCCGCAAGTACGGCATAAGCATTGAGCATTACAATCAAATGCTGTCAGCCCAAAATGGGGTTTGCGCCATATGCGAAAGGGCGGAAGGTAACGAGATACGCGGTAGAGTGGTCGCGCTTGCCGTGGATCACGATCATGCAACGGGTCGCGTTCGAGGGTTGCTTTGTTCTGCCTGCAACACCGCAATCGGGCTCTTTGGCGACGATGAGGCATTAATGGCCAAGGCTCGAAGCTATGTGCTATCTTGTAAGCCGGTCGGAACCCCCGACCAACGCCCTCCAGGAGCGAGCTGATGCGCCGCATTGATCTGACGCAGACGGGGGTCGGAGCTTCCGCTGTGTCCCCGATGAACCTGAACACGAGCCCCTTCAACATCGGGTTCGCGGCTGTTGTCACGGGCACAGCCAACTACACCGTCCAGCATACCTTCGACGATGTCTTCTCGCCGACCTTCAACCCGAGCACGGCGACGTGGTTTGATCACCCCACCGTTGCGGCCCTGGGCGCCAGTGCTGACGGCAACTACGCCTTTCCGGTGACGGCGATCCGGCTGCTGGTCAATTCCGGCGGCGGCACGGTGCGTCTGACGCTGCTCCAGGCGGGCATCCAGTAAGGTGGCCTACGTCGGCTACTCCGGCGTCGCAAACCAGGCAGCAACCACGCCAGGCTGCGCGATCCGCGTCGTGGCGGACACGAACAATGGGTATGGCGATGACGTCGGAGGAGCCGGCGTCGTCGACACCTACTCGTGCCTCGTGCCGCCAACTCCGCCCACGACGTGCTTCATCCTTATGGAAAGCTCCGGCTACGTCTTCCAGGAAGACGATAGCAAAATCTCCCTGGAGGTCTGCTGATGCCCGACCAGAAAATCTCTGCGATGCCGGCTGCGGCAACGCTCGACGGCACCGAAATCACGCCGATCGTCCAGGCCGGCCTGAACAAGCAGGTGACGACCGCGAACTACGTTTCGCAGGTGCTGGACGTGAACCCGGCGAGCCCTACGCAGGGGGGCACTGGCATCGAGACGTACACGCTGGGCGATACGCTGTACGCGTCGGCGACGAACACGCTCGCGAAGCTCGCCGGCAACACGACGACGACCAAGAGGTTCCTGTCGCAGACGGGCACCGGGGCCGCGTCTGCCGCTCCAACCTGGGAGCTGCTCGACCCGTCGGACATCAACACGCAGTATGGCGCGTTCTACTTCGACTACAGCACCACGCTCACTGGCGCTATCACCAACGTTCAGACCACCATTCCGGTCGTGTCGACGACCGGCTTCTCTGCGGTGGGCGCCATCTTCATCGACGCCGAGCTGATCACCTACACCGGCATCACGGCCACCTCGTTCACGGGCTGCACCCGTGGCGCGGCCGGCTCGCCAAACAAGTCTCACCTCGCCGGCGCTGCGGTGAACGGCGCGCAGGTGGCAGTGGCCAACACGCCGACGCTGCTGCAGCTGAATACGACGACCGCCAGCAACGGGGTGACACTGAACACGGCCACCCAGGAAGTCTCGGTGGCCGTCGCTGGAACGTACAACTTCGCGTTCAGCGCGCAGCTGAACAACTCCACCGCCGGCCAGAGCCAGGCTGCCATCTGGTTCGCGGTCAACGGGGCGGATGTTCCTGCGTCCACCAGCTGGGCCACGACCGCGTCGCGAGAGAATGAGAGCACGCCCGCATCAAATATCGTCGCGGCGAACATCTTCTTGCCCCTCAGTGCTGGCAATCGGGTGACGATGAAGTGGCTCAGTCCTGACGGGCACACGTCGCTCGTGACCTACCCGGCGAGCGTCAGCCCGGCCTACCCCGCGGCTCCGGCGGTCATCCTGACGGTCAATCAGGTCTCCTAGGCCGCGGAAACTCTGACCTAGCTCCCGGCCACCCCCATGCGGTAGAGTGGCCGGGACGCGCAACTATTCGGCCTGTGTGGAGAAAGCGGATGCCGAAGACGCCTGCCTGGCAGCGCAAGGAAGGCAAGAACCCCGAGGGCGGCCTGAACGCCAAGGGGCGGGCGTCTCTGCGGGCTCAGGGTCACGACATCAAGCCGCCGGTCTCGGCCAAGCAGGCAGCGAAGAGCGAGGTGGCTGCCGGCCGCCGGAAGTCCTTCTGCGCCAGGATGAGCGGGGCTCCCGGCCCCATGAAGGATGAGAAGGGCCGGCCGACGCGCAAGGCCCTGGCCCTGCGGAAGTGGGACTGCTGACCATGGCGAAGGCGGGATCTCCGAAGCCGACGAACCCGAAGCTCTGGAGCGCCAAGAAGGCGGCGGCCAAGGCCAAGTTCGACGTTTACCCTTCTGCCTATGCGAACGCCTGGGCCTCGAAGGAATACAAGAAAGCCGGCGGCAACTGGCGAGGCCCCGACAACCGCGT